TGCGAAGATTGTCAACATCTTCAAGAGAGACATCTTCGGCTGATAATGCCACTTCAAAATGGCAATAATCATAACTATTCATCACCTTGATACTTGCGTTCATGGTTTCCTTTCTGCCCCATTCTCAGGCAAGGGGCGGCCTAACGGTTCGCTTTACCTGCGGGGGGGCGGGTGCAGGTAACTTCCCTTCGGCGGTATCCGCTTCTGGGGTGAATAATGCTTGCTGCGCGGGTGAATCCCCCACGTCAGGGTGCAAGCGGTTGTTAGAAGGCGTAAAGAGCGATGGCTGTAAAGCCGCCGATTGTATGCGCTTCTCAGCGATGGAATAATACTCAGGTGAGATTTCACAGCCTATAAAATTTCTATCAAGTTGCAATGCGGCAACGCCTGTTGTGCCTGAACCCATGAATGGATCAAATACTGTTTGCCCTACAAGGCTAATATTTGAAAGCATTTTCTTCCATGCCTTTATAGGCTTTACGCATGGATGCCCGTTCTTTTCGGCTTTCTCGGTGAGTTGGTAGGAACATGGAACGCCCATGTTTTTCTTTGACGCATTTTTGCCATAATAAAAAATTGGTTGCGCGTCAAGATTTCCGAACACTTGCAAGCCAACTGCGGCAGGCTGATAAAAGCAACCAAACGAATCAGGCTGGGGATACAAAGAAAAGTTTTTGTTACCCGGAGTAAGAACCACACACCCACAAACTGAAATAAGTTTCTTGACAATAGGCACAACAACTTTTTCGATGTACTCTGGCGTATCTTCAAACTCGCTGGAATAATTACCTTTGCCACGCGCAAGATTTATTTTGCCAGATGAGCCTTCTATGCCATAGGGCGGGTCTGTAAACACGACATCAATATCGCCGTGTTTCAGAGACTCGATTATTTCTCGGACATCCTTGTTGTGCAAAGTGAACATGTTTTAGCCTTCTAACGGTTTGCGTTAGGCGCAAGGGCGGTATAACTTTGGCAGTAAAGAACCACCGCCCGCCCTTGTCGCCTGCACGCTGTGTTAGCCTGCGCCAAAGATACGCACAGACTCTTCCAACTCAGCACCAGATTGCAGGCGTGAAACCTGCGCTTCGAGTTCTTCAACGCGGGCAAGTAATTCCTTTACAGAATTACGTAACTCTGAGACTTCACTTTCGTTATCAGGCTCAAAGGTGGTTGTCATGTATTCCTGTTTCCTGCCAATTGCGGATTCGCACCCACCAACAGGACATTGATTTGTTTGGTAGTGATGGATGCTGTTATCACCGCCACAATTTTTACATTTATCACGTGTGTTCATGTTTTCTCCTTGCCCGCACGAAGCAGGCTAACGGCCTGCATGAGCGGCGGACGATAAAGCTGTCAGGATTTCAGGTAACATTTCTACCGTCCGCTCCATGCTTTGTTAGCTGGCGTTATTTTTATTCCAGCAAGATTGACAGGCAAGGCGACCATGTTCGTGATAGCCAGCCCATACCGTATCACTCAAATCTTCAAGAGTTTTATACTCTTTGCCGCAATACTTACACTTCTCGCCAAGATACATTGACAAAGCAATTTTGACTGCGGATTCATGCGAGACTTCAAAACCAATTTCTTCTGACATTGTTTCCTTCTTTCTCTGGCAAAGAAGCCAGCTAACGGACTTGCGTTAGCCGCCGTTGCACACTGGACATGTTTTACGCGCTGATGTGCCATCTGGAACCATGCCAGCGTGACAATTCGGCACAGTGCAACGAGTCGGCTGCACGCGTTGTTGGGCAGCGTCTGGATTGAGTTCACTCAAAAAAAACATACGCCGTCCGCTTGCCTTCATAAAATTTAGCTTTTTTAGCGCATCATCTACTGATACACATTTATCTTGAGTTGTTATCATTTATACTCGCTTTCGTTTGGACGAGTCCGCCCAACTAGTGTTTATGCGGAATGTACATTTTTTGATTTTAGTTCCGGCATGAACTTTTTACCATAATCAAGCCAGCTTGAAAATTCTTTTCGTTTACTCTCAGGCCAAAAGGCCGGGGGTTGCCTGTCTAAAATACTTCTCAACCACGTAGCAAATTTGAATAACTCCTCTTGCCCGGTTTCAACAGGCAGGAAAAGGTTTTCCATTTGTGAAACGGTCAAGGGGCGATCTGATTCTTTGCGCTGGTTTATGCAGGCATCCAAAGCCTCGGAGGGGGATTCTACGAAATCATCCCGGTACAGTTTTCGGGCAGATTTGAAATGAGACATTGTAAGCCCTGCCTCTGTCCATCCTGTGATTGATTCATCCTGAAATCCCGCAATCCCCTCAACCCAATCTCTGACCGTCCGAGGCTTGCGGCCTCTCAGGGCATAGGTAGCAATTTCATAGTACACGGTTTCAACCGGGATGGTTGCATTAGAAATCATGTAATCCCGTACTTTTTGGGCGATCTCAAAGATATTGAATTCAATTGTATCGCCGTGTTCCTTGATCTCAGCCAAAAATTCGGGGGAGCAAAATGTCAAACTTTGACATTTCTCTTGATATACAACTGGTTTTGTTTCAGTTTTCACCTTCATTTCTCCTATCTGCATCCATCTTATCATGGCTTGCGTTGCTTGTCAAGAACGTTTCATTACGCAAACTCTACCTGTTTAGTAACAGCATTTTCAAATTTCGTTAGGGTAGGTCTGAATACAAGTTCAACGCTCCCAACAGAACCATTTCTATGTTTTGCTACAATCACCTCAACAATGTTTTGGGTTGCGTTCTTTTCGTACAGGTCAGCGCGATAAATAAACATAACTACATCGCTATCCTGCTCTAATCCCCCACTTTCGCGCAGGTCTGATAACACAGGCCGCTTATTTGATCTCTGCTCTACTGCTCTGGATAATTGAGCCGCCGCTAAAACAGGAATATCAAATTCTTTTGCAACCCCCTTCAATCCGCGTGAAATTGCATCCACCTCCTGATAGCGCACATCGCTTTTTTCGTCTGATTTTTGTAGTTGAATATAATCTACAATCACAAGATCAACATCGCCTATTTTACGCAAAACCTTTCTAATCCCATTTGGGCTAATTGCAGGCATATCGTTTAGGATAATTGGAAGTTGGCTTATTTCCTCTACTCCATTTGTATATTTTACCCATTCATCCTCTAGTAATTTTCCGCTTCTCTGCCTGTCTGTTGGTACTCCACTAACCTGAGCAACCAACCTTTGAGCAGTTTGTTTATTTGACATTTCAAGACCAAAAATTGCAACCCGTTTTCCGGTTTCTGCAACGTTTTTTCCGATTGTGGTAAGCAATGCGCTTTTGCCCTGTCCCGGACGACCTGCAATAAGCAATAAGTCAGAACCATATACCCCCGTCAGCAGGGTATCCAAATCAATCAATCCAGTTTGTACGCAATGGATTTCTCCATTTGCGGCTTTTGATGTATGGGTATAAGCATCTGAAACGGCATCCCCAATTGATTGTGTATGTTTATCAGCCTGCCCATTAGTCACTTGAATTTCCCCGAATTTGTGAACCACATCAGAAACAATATCCTTTGCCCTACGCCCATTGAATGACCAAGCGGCAATTTGATTAGCTTGATTCAGTAATTCTCGTTTTACAGAATATTCTTTTAGTTGATCTGCGTAACTTTCGATATTCCCCGGCAACCCCGCCGCTTCGTGTATATATGACAAGTACACGAGTCCTACCTTTTGCCCATGACTTACATCCTGCAAGCGTCTATTGCGTTCTAAAAAATCACCTACGGTAATGGAGTCAATCTGCAACCCATCTTGATAGACATTTTCAATCGCATTCCAAACTGTTTGCAAGGAATGACTATAAAAATCGGAAACAGAGACAAAATCAGATACCAACTCGTAGGTTTCACGACCTCCCCTAAAAATCGTCCCTATAACGGTTTCCTCTATCTCTAAGTTTTGGGGAATATTTTGTTCTGTCATTCTTTTTTCCTTGTCATAAAATCGGCTATTTTATTTGCATCTTCTTCACTCAGAGGTTGACTAATAACAGCCGGGGGATTGGTAATCATTTCATCATAAAGGAAATCAAGTTCCTGCATATAACTAATCAATATTGCCAAGTCTCTTTGCTTTCCTGTTCCTGCTTCAAATTTTGCAAGTATAGGAGCAGATTTATTCTTGATTTTTTGCAACTTGATTTCGTAATATTCGGGGTTTGGTTTCGGGAGGCGGGGCATATTTTTTGTCATCCTCAGGGTTATACTTTACCTTTTTGTATTCCGGGCGATCTGGTTCTTGTTCTGAAAACGCACTAGGCCAAAACTTTTCAATCACATCAGGTTTCAACCAAATCCGTTGGTTGTCTCTCCTAAATTCATCGGAGTTGTACCACTCCATAAATTGCTCAATCGTTTCGCCTGTTTCCACTTCGCGTTTTATCAATTTCTTTTCGTATCCGTTCCAATCAGAGCGGGTCTTATCCCACTCTCTAGTAAGGTTCAATCCAACAGCGGCACTAACCCGCTCACGCATTTCAGTGATGATTTTTATTTCTGGTTGGGTCTGAGTAAAGAAGTCTAAAATATCTCCCTTGCTTGCTCTTTGTTTTTCAATACGTTCTTTTGCAGATTCTAAATCAGGTTTATATGATTTTTCTTTTTGTGCTTTAGCACCATTTGGTTTAACTGACGGTTTAACTAACGGATTCTCTCTAGTGGCTTGAGTCTCGTTTCTCAAGTGGCTTGAGTCTCGTTTCTCAAGTGGCTTGAGAAACACAGGATGACACATTGATTTGAGTTTTTCAATATTGACCTTATAGGAATTTGTATTGTATTTGCTTCTACCCTCATAAACTAAAAAAGTGTTTTGTTTTAGAGCCTCAATCGTATCCGCAAGCCCTTGATCACTCAAATTCCCCGTTTCTATTTTCAGGCGATTGTAACCGGGATAAGTACCCTCTCCCTCTTCGTTTGACTTATCGGCATAGCACAGCAAAAGAATTTTTGCAGTTGTTGATTTTGTTCTACGTGGTTTTCCGTTTTTTTCCCATTCAATATACTTTGGAAAATCTGCTTTCAAAACCGCTTCCATAACTCCTATACTCATAAGATACCCTTTCTCATAAATTCATCAGAAGTTTTATTGTACACGGCTCTCTTTTTTTTCAAATCCCATTTGCTCATACCTTATCCTTTTTTGAAATAAAAAAACTCCTCTGCTTATGGCGTTCTGCGATCTGTGGAAAGTGCCGTAACAATGAATGGGGCAAGATGCACAGAACGCCATAAATAGGGGAGTTCTCGTCATTGCTAGTTTACCGCTTTCCACACGGTCGGCACGTGTACTTGTCACGCGCCTAAGTTGTAAAGGTATTATACTCGATTTCTATCCTGTGTCAAATCAAATCTTCGTCAAAGTCTATCAATTCCATGATCTCCCTAAAATAATCATGGGCTTGATCAACCTCATTATCTGGCAGGTCGCTATCCTTGATATTCTGGTACATCCAATTAGCAATTCGCGCCATCCTCCCGGCCTTTTCTTGCCAGAATTTCTCACGTTCCTGTGTCCTTTTCAACGCCTTGCGAATTGCCCCAACCTCACACCCATCTAAATGGAGATTGCTTACATGCTCTTTACAAACTTTGCAATTCGAGTCCTTATCATATGCGCTAAATTCAAATATCATTCTTATCCTCTTTTCAAGGCGCAAATCAGGATGACTATTATCACTACATCGTAAACCAAAAGGTGTAACAGTTCAATCATTCTACGGTATCCAGTAGAGCAGGCAATTCAAGTGACACCTCTTTCTCAGCCCGTTTGACGACAACCGGGGAGAGGCCACGTTTCAAATTCAATATCTCCTAGAATTTGATGAAGCCGTGATAGTTGAACAAAATATGAAAACGGTCTGTTTTCGCTATCCGTTCAGAGGCGCGTTCTAATTCTTCATTGCTTTTGTATTCCCGCGCCTGCCTGCATTTTTCCAAGTCAACAAAGATAACCCTTTCATCTTCAAATTTCAAACCGACTCTAAGGGTTGATCTATCGCGTTTGTTGTATCCGTTGCGATATATCTTGTTGAATGTACCAACCCAAATTACAGTACCAGTTTCCCCAGCCTGATATTCAACCTCTGTCCCTCGCTTCTTATCCTTGAATGTGCCAGAGTCCAAAACTGCTAACAAATCCCCCCGGCTTGCATCTTGCGGTTTATCACGTTCACGAATATCCTGATTTTTCAAGATTTCAAACAAACTAGCCTTGAAATATTCCCGAGCCTTTTCAAGTTCGCTTTCGGGAATGTCACGAGGATATTCATCAACAGGCGCAACGGTCGGGGCGGCGCATCGTGTAGTACCGTAAAACTCAGAGCGGATTTCCTGCTTTTCGGTATCCCAAAAAACAGCATAAAAATCTGAATCGCTTGGGCCGTTCAATTCTCTATCTGCAAGTAAGTATTTAGTCATTCTCAATATCTCCTATTATATTGGATGGTTTCGATAAGAGAAGTATAAGGGATTATCTTTTATTTGTCAAGAGTATTTATTGTAATAATACCATTAGATAAAAACCAGCCCCAAAGCTAGGAGGGCTTCGGGGCTAATCAGGATGAGGGAGTCACCCTGACCATCTGCATACAGTTTAGCGCAACATTCCCCGCCTGTCAAGATATTTTCCAAAATTGGGTATTGACAACATCTGTCAAAACCGTATAATGGGAATATGCCTACAAAAAAAACCGAGGACGATCTAAAAGAACTTCAACGCATTTGGTATCAAAAACAGCAAAGCCTTATGCCGAGGATGACCCTGAATCTAATGGCAGAAACGGCGCGATATAAATCGCATGGGTCTGTTTTGAACCTGCTTCCCAGGATGATAAAACGAGGAATGGTCAGAGTAAGGGATGACGGGAAAACCACCCGGTACGAAATAATTGAGCCAGTAGAGGAAAAATGAACATAAACGAGATTAGCGAATTAGGGGCAATAATCATCGGTCTTTCGGTCGTGATTTTAGTTTTCCTGCAATTACTTATTTCGATATTCCAAGAAATCAATTCATCGCCAACGAAAAGCAAGCCATTCACGATCTCATATTTTTGGGACGATGAAGAAACCCGCGCCTCAGTTGGGACTTCGTTCGCGCACCCAAACCAGTTTATCAGGTCAGGAGAAATCACGGTTGAAGATTGCAATCAGGCAATAGACGAAATCAATTCCCGCAGGCCAGCGGAGGGAGAAAACGAACAACTGTATAAAACGGATGTAGTTGTTCAGGGCGGAGAGGTCATATCGGTAGAGGATAACTTTTTTGATCTAACTCCACCCTCTGCAAGCAACCTGTTTTCTTTGTTCACAAAAACACACTCACCTCCCCCCATAAAAACACGGAAGCGAAAATGAGCAACACTAGATTTATAGAGCAGGTCTATCATAGGTCAAAATTATTTCGGTATCTTATGATAATTGCGTTGGGAATATTTTGGGCTTCTTGCCTTTATCCGTTTGCATGGATGTATCTATATCCAGAGACAACCGATCTGACTATGGTTGTGGGAGGCGCATTGATAGGGTTTTTGTTTTTCGTCCTGTCAGGTCTTGTCCATTTGATCTTCGCGGGATTGTACTGGCTGGTTTTGGTCGGGAACGGTGAGCTATGAAAAAAGTGGTTATCTCTGTTGTACTTGCAATTGCTTTGGTTTTTGGTTATCGCGCCTGCTCAGATATTGAGCTACCAACTACCAGCGCAATTGCAGAGCAGTCAACCGTAACAGTACAACATTCGCCAGAACCAACCAGGGCAAAGCCAACGCATACCCCCATTCCTACGGCTACAATCGGCTACGAATTGACCGCTCAGGCATGGGAGAGTCAGGCCAATGAAGCACAGGCACAGGCCAATATAGAGCGCGAAAAAGCGAACAATGCAGTTGGAACTACCAACGCATTAGAGGCAATGCACATTGATGCAACCGCCCAGGTTGAACAGGATGCGCATGATAGGGAAATGGAAAAACTCGCACTAGAGCAAAGGCGTCTTGACCTGACTGCTACCGCTTTCCCGGCAGTCATGGCGCAAAAAGACAGGGAAGCTCAGGTTGCGCTTGCAATCGCACAGGATGAAGCCATGAGAATCGCGGCAACCCAAACCAAAGAAGCCACTGAAATGGCAGATAGAATATCTTATATTGGAAATATCGCAATGATTGTTTTTGGGATTGCAATTATTGTAGTTATCGCATTTCTGTGGATAGTTGTCAGAGCAAGTCGCATTTACAGGGAACAAGCACCAGCAGAATCGAAGACAGCAAACACGTTTGACAAATATTACGAAACCTCGCAAAAAGAAAAAGGGAAAAACGGGATTGAGTTTGACTTCTGTCATGGTACACGCATTTGGGCGGGGATTGCGTTTTGTAGCCTCGATCAACTCTATGAATTCTGCGAAAGGATTGTTGTTAGCGGGGAGACATTAGGCATAAACAAATGGGAGGGAGCAGATGACTCAAAAACACTTTGGAGCCGTGATGTTTTTGTTTTCTTCCGTGAGAATTTCTTGATTGATAATGGCTTTGCAATCGTTGACGAAAACGGCCTTTATCATATAACAGAAATAGGGAAATGGTTTTGTGGCTACATAAAAAGAACAAAACCAACCCACTTCCCCATAACGATTGTATTTCCAGAAAATGCAATTTTCCCCGATCAATTCACTCATATGAGCGCGAATCATAGGGTAGATGACGGTGGGGAGGAGGTTGACGACACTGAGTCTCCTGTAATATCAGGCATAGTAATCAATTGACTAGACAACTAGAGAATGGAAAAAAGATGAAAATAAAACTAAATGGCGACTATCTCCCAATCGTGGCGGGGATTGTGCAAGCTGTATTATTTAGTGTTGCGGGGGATATATATTTTCAGCGATGGTACATGGGCGCAGTCGCGGGTATTATCCCCTCCCTATCTCTAGCCTTTGGGTCGTCTAGGGTATCAGCTATCCAATCTCCGAGGCGCAGGTATTTAGGTTATGGGGCAATGGCATTAGCTTTGTGCCTATCGCCCGTTGCGGTTGCGCCTGCATTATGGATTGAATTGTCCGAAACAATTTTGGAGTCATGGGTCGCAATTACTGTGGCTGTAGCATGGGCGTCTTTGCCCGATCTGTCTATTGTATTTGCGGCGGTTGTCGCTGGGAAATCGCTTTTTTCGTTGAAAAGCGAAACAAAACCGAAGCAGACCGAAAGCACACCGAAACCGACCAAACCGACCAAACATAAAACCGAATGCCGATTCGGTTGTGGTTGGTCTGACCAATATCAGACCGAACGCGGAGCGATCAACGCAACAAACAGTCATGAGGGCAAGTGTAGAAAAAACCCTCTCAATAAACCGCTTGCGGTAGATTTATTTGAGGGCGCAAGAGGCAATAAAAAACAACAATGATGCACAAAGACAAAATCCCCTGTTTGCTTTTGTTGATAGCCCTCGCAACTGTTATATGGTTGTCGTTCGCAATTTTGTTTTTTCTTGGACGATTGTGAGGTAAAAATGGGAGAAATTTTAGGCAGAGTTGCATATATATGTTGCGGCATGGGTCTATTGATAATTTTGATCTGCTACGCAATCACCCACTATGCTAACAAATATTGGTCTGAAATCGGCAATAAATATGAGCAATAAAAGACGCGGAAACAAAGGGGAAGAAATAGCGAGGATAAAACTCGCTGAAATTGGCGTATGTATGCCCGAAGAAATCCCTACCCCGTTTTCTGTAGTTAGTATTTCCAGTGGGGGCAAGGTAAGAGGCTTTTTCAAAAAAAAGGCAACCGGGGATATTATGGGGCACAGGACAGATGGAGTCGCAATTCGCGCGGAGGTCAAGACTTCCAGCGTTGACGAAAACCTCACTTGGGGAATTATGACCAAGCATGGGAAACATCAAATTGACTATTTGAACAAACACGCGATTCATGCGCTCAGTTTTGTAGTTTGGGTCAGGCATGATAACGAGGCTCTTGTCATGCAATGGCCTATCCCCGGATTTGGGCCTCGGAAATCAATCACTTTGGAAAGAGCAAGAGAACTAAATCTGACAGATATTGACCGGGCAAAGGGGCATGTAAATCTAATATGTTGCGATTGTGAATATTGTATGGAGGAACTATGAAATACTGTGGACAATGTAACACAAAAGTTTCTGACAAGGTAACTAAGTGTATAGTGTGCAACAATACAGAATTTGTAACCAGTGAGGAATATGCTGAAATAGAATCCTATAAAGAAAAATTTCATGAGCTATCTAGGGCATATGCAAAAGGACAGAGAATAATAAAAGCCTCTTGGTTTTTCATTGGTTTCTTTTCAGGAATAGCCGCAACCCTGCTTTTCTTTTTCCTGTGGTTTGTTTTCGGCGGGGGATTTTAGTTGACAAAACAACCTAGACGCTATACAGGCACGACAGGGCATAGGTAAATTCAAGAGGGAGAGTATAAAGCAGTTCCTATATGCCAAACCCCGGTTTTTCGCGTTAGAAACGCTCCTGTGCGTTTTTACTCTAAAAATCAAAATCCCCGCCTGATTGACGGGGATTTCTTCAATGTCGAACTTCGACTCTTGATCACTTTCGCGCCCGGAAACCGGGAGCGTTGTTTTCTGCCAATTTCCCACCGACACCAAACAAGGCAAGCACCGCCAACACAAATACTATGCCGGAAATAGCAACGCCTCCAAAGGCATCAGGGACAAGATTTTCAATTAGAGAGATCAATTGAGCAGAAATAGCCATTGCCAAAGGCATTTTGAATTGATCGAGAAACTTCAAAAACGGCACGAGGGTAATCAACTGGACGAAAACCCAACTAATTGCCCATACTACAACAGCGGTAATACCTGTTTCAACAGGTTCGGGCAGGTCTACAAAACCCATCCCAACAGTACCGCCAACAGCGGGCAAAAGCACAACGAGGGCTACAATGATAACAGGGGCTAGATATTTCATGTTTGACTCCTTTTCTATTTCTTCATTGTACCAAAGAATCACGACTCAACGTGATTCTTGATCACATTCAAAAATCTTTCCTTGTCAAAATTTTTTCCAATATTATCCTCCTTCCACTTCTCAACGGATGGATTTGTATACTTGCATTGGCCCAAAACATCCACGATGCTCATACTCTCAAGTGTAACCGGAAACCTGTGAATATCTTTATATAGTTTGTAGCTTTTGGGCGGCAAGCCTGTAATAGTTTCCGGTATAGATGTTTCTCCATAAAATACAGTGGGTTTCCCCCTCGCAACCGCAAGAGCGGCGGGGGTTGTCGTAGATATAACCAGAGAAGATTTATCAATCCGTTCAATCATTTCTTGAGCAGGATTTTTTGATTGCCTCGGATTCGTGGTGATAACCCGCATTCCAAAATCCCCATCCTTCAAGTTGGGGAATTGTCCATCTAATCTACATATGGTCACGGACTCAAAATAACTTGCATATTCCCGTACAAAAGATAACGCCTGATTATCTAAAATCTCCTGACGACCTTTATCTTTTCGGGGTCTTGCGGGAACAAACAACAATCGTTTCCCGTCTGTTTTTTGAAAGGGTAAAACTTCACAACGCGGAAACCCAACTACTTCAATGGGGTAGGGGTATCCGTAACTCTCCATTGACAATTTCGCACCGGGAGCAGAAACAAAATTACAAGCAACGGGCAAGGGGTTGTATACCCCATCCCACAACCAATAGGTAAGGGGCGTATGAGGATAGATAAACCCTTTGTGTTTTTCTAAAAATTTTTCTTTTGTAACCCTTCGCCTGCCTCTGCTTTCATGGTCAAAGAGAAGAAAATCAGCATCCTTCAATCGCTTTGTGTATTCATACCCCGCAACACGTAAAGCATAGACAAAAGTATTTGCCGCGTCTTTGTTTTGTGATACCGCAAATTTTTTACTCATTGCAAAAACCTTTGTTCAATGAACTTTATATAATCAATCCAGGTAGCCATATCATAATAATATTCCATTTCAATTTGTGTACTTGAAAATTCCTGTAAAGCTAGATTGATTGCATCTGTATAAGTTTCGAGTGCAGAAACACGCCATAGGTCACGAACTTTTTTATCCCATCCGAGCATCCCCCAAGCAAGCCCAGGCTCACCCATTTGTTTGTTGATCACAACCCCATCCCGTAACATTCCGAATCTCTCTGATTTGTCAGTTTGAAAAACCCCCAAAGAAAACCCTGTTTCTGGCATCTGCTCAAATATCCCTTTGGGGCAATAAGTATCAGGCATTGTGAAATAATAATAATCCGCTTCGACCTCAAGAGCCGCAAGCATAGAACCCCAAAAGTCAAGCTCCATATGAGTATTATCCAAAATAGAAAAGTTTTTTGTAATGCTGCTCCTAGTGATATGACTACAAATATCATGCCTCGTTTGATCACTGACAGTAATAACAATTTCATCACATGGAAACAATTCAATGCTATGGTTCAATAACCAGTTCTTATCACCACACGGTAACAAGAACTTAGGATAATAACCCCAGCGCTTTCCGTATCCGGCCGCAGGAATAACACCGATTTTTTTCATAGGTAACTTTTCACAATCTCTATAAAACGTTTTGCCCTAAACGGATACCCTATCATCCTACGCCTCCAATCCTTAATTTCTTCATCCGAGGAAACCGCTCGGCGCAAAAGTCCAAGCGTGTCATCGGTTTCGAGGATGTCCAGGGGATAGGCAAGCAAATCAACATACTTATTCCAATTCCGGGCATACTGCACCGAGCCGCCCCGCTTTTGAATATGTGTAGGCAATGACCTCTCAGCCATCATAACGGTAGGGATACCATACGAGACCGATTTCCAAGCAAAGGTTTGATGTCCTACTGAAACATCAGCCTCATTCAGTTGTTGTAATTGAGTTGCATCTTCCTGACCCATATATCCAGGCACATATCTTATGTTTGGATGGTTGACTTGCTTCAATCCAGAATCCCATAAGTTTTTTATGTACCTGACTGTAAGAATAATGTCATCTGACCGGGCAAGTTTTTCAAGCCTCTTGAAAGTTTCTGCATTCACATCTTGATCTACTTTACTACACCGGGGATGGATAGGGGCAAACAAAACATTTCTTGGTTCTTTGCGGGGTTTGAATTTACGAATTTGGCAGAGTGTCCAGCCTACCGGATGAATCGGTTTATCAAAACCGTAACTTTCCATGATCTCTTTATGGCCCCGCGAAACTACAAATTGAGCGGTTGTATGCTCCCACCCGTCCTCAATATCATTCACTAGATTGGGTCTTGCAGTATGGGGGATTAGGAATGTTGTCTTTGCCCCTAAATTTCTCATTTTATTTAGTGCCGCCTTGCGACCCATGATGTCACTATCTGTCAGGACAATTTCAAGACCTTTTTGAAAATCCCTATTTTCAAGTTTGTTGTAGCCTACTCCCTGTAATGCCCGGACATAAGCATTTCCTTTATCTTGGTGATTGAAGCACACAAAACTATTAGGGGGAGCAATATGTACCGGAATATGAGCGTAGCGGCGGCGATTATATCCACTTCCTGTACGCGGGGGATTCCGCTCATTTTTTGGAATTGGAAAAAATGTATTCCTGTTACATTTCCTGCAATTATATTTATCAACGTTTCTCATTCGCTTGACAAATATAATCCGATCACTATTGCAATGTCGGCAATTCATCGCCATAAAAACACCCTCAGCCTGTTTCTAGGCATCATCAATAAGCTCAAGTTCAAAGTCAATTGTAATATCGGAGGCTACAGCTGATCCTTGAGCCATAAATCCAAAATCACAGGGGCCGACATAGGGGCCGTTTGGATAATCAGGTTCGTAGTGCATTTCTCCGCTCAAACCCACCCATTGGTTGACAAGCCTCATAGACGAATATGGAGCGGTAACTACATCTGCATTCGGTCGTTGAAAACATAGTACATTCAGACTTTTAGTGGAATCCACATAAACATCGGCAGAACGGAAGTAACCAGTTTTGCCGCTCGGAATAGTATAGACAGATATTTGAGATTGTGCAACCGGAAACGGGGTAATAGGTATTCGAGTCCAGGTAGCTCCCCCACCAGCGACACGGATGGTCAATATTCCAGCATGAGAGCCAGCAGCAGGGGTTGCATAAGTTCCAGACTCAGAAACAAGCCACCTAAAAATGCGCAACCACGAACCAATTGCAACTGGAGTCACTCCATTTGTGGCGAATGTTTGCGTTGATAGTTCCCACGTTACTGCGGATTGTATCCCTTGTACTATTATCTCTCTTGCGCCGCTTCCGGCAGAATTGTCATTCGCACTACTTGATAAAAATTCCAGCGCAACAGGAGCAGTAGGGGTATTGTAAGTGTTTGAAATTGTGACCGGGACTAGAGTCGCAACAACGGACGCCGAACCACCGAATTTATGGACGACAGATTTTCCAGTTCGATTTCCGCGCTGCACCTCTAGGAAATAATCTTCCTCCGGCGAAACTGGCAAAACAACACCTGTCTCGTATTCCTCTAAACTGACCTTAAAATTGCCTGCGGTTGTAGCCTGAAAATCAGCAATCGTCCCATCTGGTTTACTCCCCTGAATTCTGGAAATAGTAGAAATTGCCTTGACGATTACCACGTATGCCAACGCGCAAGTATCCGCAGTGTGGAACTCGATCAAAAGTTGATTAAATTCAACAGGAGCAATGTCAGGGACAAGAAGGGTTTTATCTGTGTTATCTCCGCTTTCATCTATCAAAACTGTTGAGATTGCATCTGCCCCAAATCCTAAAATGGCAGTAATTTTTGTGTTACTAAAGGATGTCCCTGCAACTGTTCCAATCCCTAAAATGCTCGTCCTTATAGCCTTTTTCAGGTCAATCAAAATTGTTTTCGGGTTTTCTGACGTAGAATTGACCAACACACCAGAACCATCAAACAAGGTTACAACAGTTCCTCCCGTCCAATTTGTTGAAGTGCTTGTGTCTCTATCAATATCAGGCTTGAACACTCTATAAGGTGATATTGGTAGAGGATTCTGGACACTGATATTTTGAAACGATTTCCCATCGCCGCTATCAGCGGCTAAGATTGCTTTTATCAACCCCGCATCGTCAACGCCTGACAAATCAGAATCAAGCCTGTGAGAAAATTGAACACTGGCAACCCCTGAATACATAACAGTCAAATGGAAATGCGTTGTAGGACTTGCGCCGTTTGTATAACGTATCTTGAAATATGGCAAAACCCGTTGAATCTTCCAAGTTTTTACCGTATCCAAATCTTCTGAATTTATTTCAAATTCATCTGTTACATGCCAATCTACATTATCAAAAGAAAACAAACATTCAATACCATTTGCGGCACTAATAACATCTGCAATTACTGAAATAGTAATTTCCCCATAATGCAAAACATACTCACTTTCACCGTTGTAAACCCCACCAGCCGCCAAATTATCATTTGTAGAATTTTGTGTACTTTCAACCCCGGAGCCACCTATTCCAAAAATAGGAGCATGATACCCGCTCCCTATATCTTTCCATAATTGGATTAGCTCAAAATTTGCATTCGAGCCGGGTTGATTCAGGTTTACGCTTGCACCCTTATCTACCATTTGCACACCTCAAACCCATAACTTTCAATAATCCATTTGAATGATCAACCCATTTCAGTCCGTCACGTTCCATAAGTGGCTCAACAACTTCTTTCATCCATAGGCCTCCTTGTACCCAATCCCACATAGTTGATACATCTTTGTATTTTGTAAACATTTTGGCAGTTCTAAACCTATCTGGTTGGTAAGTAGGATAGTTATAGTTGTGATGTTTATTTTGGTCTTTGAAACAAAAATCCATTCCAACGGTATGAACTTCCGAAACCCCTAAAACCCCGGCATGATGTAACAATTGGGTTGCTACCGTTCCAACCCTAAATTTTATCCGCTTGCTTGTCAATGTGCCGGGATGGTCAAATAGAGGGCCAGCCAAATAACCATGTTTGTATTCCCTGAAAGAGAAATCTTGCATTTGACTCTCATAGTCATCGCCTAATTCCCCAATCCGTTTTATACAAATGGATTTCTCTTTAGTCCTGTAATCCAACAAATCCCAACTTAGATAAGAAATCAATCTGACCTTAGCATTGTGCTTATTGGTAATGATTCCCATGATTTCCTGATAGCGTTTGTCTCCCTGTACCGCCTTGCCTGACGCCATGTGCATATTCTCTGTAACCATGTGAAAATCAAGATTGTCTATATTGAAACAAGTACCATTCGCTCCTAAGATCACATCCGGGTTTATATCATCCCTGACAGACTCCCAATTCTCAGCCGAATTTCCACCAAGTACAAGTAAGGCTTTCCCACCATAATAAGCCCCTTTGAATTTCTGTACCCCTTTCACGTCATGGGATTGGCGCATTGATCACTCTCCTACTTAGGCGGATTATATGGCAACCGTATTTCTTCGCCGTCTGAGTAGAAATGTAGGAACTCAGCAGGGTAATGACCGTTAGTATCACGAGGAATGAAAAACGGGTACAAAACATCTGTGCCGCTCCCGTCCTGATATGTTGGGAATCTTCCAATGACATAGGCATACCCCAAATGATTGGGATAGACTACGCCTCGGTCATTCGGGAATTCTGTGAACTTCTTCGGATAGATGATACCCGCTTTCAAAATACGCGGGTCTGCTTCAAGTAATTCAGGAATTACTTCTGGCAACTTCTCGTTCACTTCATAACCATAAGCTCTTACCCAGGTATCATCAATCCGTTTTACTGCAATGGTATTAGTGTGGACAATAAATGGGTCAATCTTTGAATCGTCCTTGTCCAAGTTTTCTTGGTTGATGTAATCTTTGCAAATATCAACCCCGGCAAAATTCGTAATGAAAAGACCGTGAGAATATTCTGCCCCGAACACCTTTCTAATATGAGCGGCCTGATCGGGGGGTAGTTCGTTCAATTTCTTACCATATCTTTTTACCGCCAGCACATCAGCCGCAAATTCTTGTTTGCCTTTGTCGAACACCGAGCGGCTTGTATAGGTGTGATAAACCAACCTCGGCCCCATTTCTCCAAAACGATGGACGCCCGGAGTACCTTGCCCTCTATCCGTTAGATTGTTACTGCGAATATCATAGTCAAATCCAACAGAATCGCCATACGCCGGAAGCAACCAATCGGGTTTTACCCAAGCAAGTTCGTAGCCTTCTGGATAAACAAGGTCATTTGATGGAGGAGGAACACTGACTAAAACCTCGTTGCTCCCGTCATCATAATTGATGGTCAACCTAGTCATTCTGGTATCAGCCTTTCGCTTGACCCGTCATCATAATTGATTATCGCATCAGCTATTTTTCTTCCCTCTGTAGGCGGTGGTTCTGTTGGGTCTTGCGGTTCGCTCAATATTGTAGCCCGTTCCCCGTTCGGGGGGTAAATGTAATTGGTATACTTCGTTGGGTTTCCATCGGCATCAATCGCAATCACAAACCACTGATAATTTTGGTCATTCGGATAATTTACATCATCCACAATTGCGTACCAATCGAATTTTTTATCTGGGTAAATCCGCTCTCCTATGTCAGACCCGGAAACCGCGCCGGGTTGATCACGAACAGTCATAGTTTTTCCAAGTTTTTCTTGTGCTTCACCGGGTATCATTTCGCCTCCATTTGGCGGCGGCTCAATTGGTGGTTCTGGCAAACCGTCCAATTCTGCCACCTCCAACATAACACAATTGAAAACATTGCGCATAATTTTCTCGCCATCGTTATTATAGCCATTTATAACTTGACCGTCTACCGCGATGGTCATGCTACCGCCGCCATCCCCATCCCCTCCCATCACAACGCCGCGCGAAATCAGTTCTAAACCGAGTTTGGTCAAAGTCCAGCCTGCGGGGGGAGTTTTGCCATTGTCAGGTTTATAGTAATCCCACCCATCCTTTGCACAAATTATCAAATGACCATCCGGGGTGAATCCGAATCCAATTCGAGAGTTTAGTTCCCCTGTTTCCTGAAAAGCAGGGTTGATTACAGAATTCACGACAAGCCTACGAGTCAAGCCAAATGCGTTATGATCAATCAATTGATTTGGATACCACCCCGCCCCTCGCGCCTCTGCAATCGCACCTTTTTGTTGGGAGTCAAATGTGATTCGGGGGTGATATGTGTCTCTTGGTTGTATGTGTTTCCAAATCCCATCCACAACCCAATCCCCGTTTGGATAAGTAGCCCTCACAAGCACAGGACGAATCAAGGGCATGAGTTTCTCTGCCCACACTCTCAGGGTGTGCGTTCCCCACCCATCCCCATTGACAACAATCGAGTGGTTTCCGGGTTGTACAGTTGCATGGAATTCTTGTGCTACCTGCTCAACTGTCCGAAATGTTGGGTATCCTGTGACCTCGGCACGAACAACATTTTCAGGGGCAATATCATAAAAATAACTTTTGGTAGTTTCCGGGGGAACTCCCAACCAATCAATTATGGCAGGGGATAACCAATTCAAATCTACTTTACCATCAATGCCTTTTACAATGCCTTGATCTGAATATTGCCACATCCAAACCGCTCCCCATTTTGATTGATCTGGAATGTAATGAGCAGGGGGAGAATCATAAGCATCTGGATTGTATGGATACCCTGCCGTCCATATAGGAATCTCAATAAAAAAATCCCTCTGTTCTTGAGTCATCTCAATAGGGTCTAATAGATTTTTTCTGGAATAAATTATTATTTTGTTGTCACAATGCGCCTGTAATTGCTTTGTGAATTGCTCTAACTGGTCAGCGGTTTCCCCGCCCTCCTCTACATCCAAAACAAGAATATCATTATTGTCAAGTCCGGTACTAAAACAAGTATCATAAAAATGGTTTGCTTGGTCTATCGGGTTGTAAGCCTTGCGATGAAAATGATATGCACCCCTGCGAATATTGGATGATTTGATACCGCCAAAATATGTCTCAAAAGTCGGGTCAATATAAGTTAGCCCCTCAGTCGCTTTAGTAATAATCAAGAATGGATTTGGTTCAATTAGGTTGAAATCATTTACAGTTTCATATCTCGAAATATCGTATCCAGGGGGATGTTTTATTGTGGGCATTTCTCACACCTCATTCAACCTAGCAAATTCACCAAAATACTTTACGGCAGCTTCATTGTAAGCTATTGCGGCCTGTTCAGGAGTATCATACCTCCCAATTTTTTTGTTTCTTCTATTTACTTGAATTTGAGCAACGTATCTATATCGCGGGTACAGTTATTTGAGATAGCATAATTATAATTTATTTTTCTTCTTTTTCTTCCTGCAACAATCTCATTTTCACAGTCAATTGATCAATTGTACCAATAAGCTGTTCCCTCTCTAGGTCATGTTGTCTCACAATTTCAGAAATTTGTTTTTGTAAAGCCCTGATTTGTTCGTCTTTTTTTAGGTTGTCTTTTTCAAGGTTTTTTCTTTTCTCTATTTCCTTAGATAGCAAAACCTTGTATTCATCCAATAAGCCTTCATACCTGTTGATAGATTCTCTCAACTCCTCAATACTTTTCCTGTCAGATTTTTGTTGATCTGCCATTTTCTCAATTGTCTCTTGCATCGTTGAAATGGTATCAATCTGTATTTTGCCAGTGTCGGCTTCTATCCGTTTAGTATCGGATTGTGTTTTTTTGATAAGAGAAGAATTCATACGCCTATTGACTATCCATGTAACGATGATTGGTATTACAATTGCAATGAGAGAGAGTAACCAATCAGGCATTTTGTTTTTCCTTGTGCTTTATATAACCTCTGAAAAACCACGATAGCAATAAAACAGCATGGAACAATCGAACAGAAGGGGAGTAGGGGTGCATACCAATATCTGTAAATAAAACAAGAACATAAAACAAAGCAGAAGTGCCCCAAAAAATCAACCAGAATACAAGCCTCCAAAATGATTGACCGCCACTCCTGTAATGGTCAACATTCAAAAAAAGAGCAAGCACACTGAAAAAGAGGGTTAGATATTGTTCCATTTTCTACTTTCCGACAATCACTCTGGTAGGTCAGGCCAAAGCCTATCCCGCATGGCAATGACAATGATTCCTAAATTGCGAAGCGCAAGAGACATATCTTTCATGATTACTTTTGCTTCTTCAAGGTTTGACACCGCTTCTATCTGTGCATCGGATATGTGGACGTTGTACCAATCATTTGCTTGCGCTTCGTCCCATACCGCCCAACCTGGAACGGCCTTCGCGTTCGGTTTTGCGTTCTCTTCCCTGTCCTTTACCCGCACAAACTGCTCTAAATCCACTACAAAAACGGCTAAATCTTCTGTTGTCAAATTGGGTAATGATGGGCATATCATAACCCCGTTCGATACGCTCCAATCTTCATCAGTTAGATTGTAGTAGGTTTCAAAAGCGTTACCATCAAAATGGGGGGGGATATTCGCCATTAGAAAACTTCCTCGATTGATAATCTAGGCCAATTGTAAACGCTTTCCAGTGTGTCTCTATCTGAGCCGTACTCATGCCTACATTGGTGGGTGATTAGTGCGCCTGCCGATAGCTCATAAGTTAGAGAAGATTCTACTGCAATATTGGATGTGCTGCCGGAAGAATGATAAGAGTCGAAGCGGGAAATTGCGGAGCCGTCCAGCATAATCCATGTAGTGATTCTGTCCTGATCTGCTAAGTTGAATGTTATGCCGCATTTCATTTCATATTTTCCAGCCCTGCGTGGCACAAATCTATAATTGGATATGTCTAAAATATCGCCTATGTTCCAATCCGGTGTATCATGCTCGATAATCGTGTTCGTTCCGGTTGTAATTGTTTGAGCGGAAGCAAGGTGCATCTTTGCCTTACATTTTATGCGACCATCTTCATAAACTTCCCAATCTGTTGCCCCCGTTCCCGTTGAAATCCAAATAAGTAACTCCCCGGCAATAAACAGATTGTACCCGTCTACATCTACGCTATTGATCTGCGGCATCATTGAGTAATCTGCATCACCATCTAAGATAATCATTCCGCAATATTTACCTGCCGCGCTTGGGGTTGGTAATGTGAACTTTCTCTCGGCTGTAAGTCCCGCAATTGTTAGGGCATGAAGTGTTCCTTCTACGCCTGTAACGTTGCCGGTTGTGACTGTGGATGCAGAATAGGTCAGTCCGCCGCCCCCACCCTCGTCCTCTAAAGTAGTAACACGAGAGGCCAATTCGTCTAAAGCGTCTTTGGCGTCGCCGGGGTCTAACGAGCAAAGCCAATCATCCAAATCTGACGGGGTAAATGTAATTTCACCTGCATCATAAACACGCCCCTCCTCATCCGTCACCCTTGCGGCTAATTGATCTAATGCCTCTTGAACGTCGCCGGGGTCAAGAACACAAAACCAATCATTCAAATCATCCGGGGTGTAAGTGACATCTGCGGCATCTACTGAACCCGCTCCTCCTGTTCCTAAAGGGCCAGTGACCACCCCTGCATCATCTATGACATACACTCCCCCTGACTTGAAATAGAGAATCCAATAACCAGTTTCAGGGGCAGAGGGGTCACTTGCTTGCTCTAGCCAATCCTGTAACTGCTCATGAGGGATGATCTGTAATCCCTTTGGGTCAATCGGCATTTATCGAACCTTCCAAGCGATGATTGCCGCCATAAGGGGCAACCATATACGCAAATCTGACCTTGCATCTGCAAGGGTTGACCAACTATCCATTGCGCTTTGCATGAGCGTGTAAATCTCTTGAGGGGTTTTGTTTGCCAACTGAGACAAATTGAATCTTGTTTCTACGTCCAATTGATTAGTTTTTGAATCAATCTCAACTTGCGGCAAATTCACCCCAAAAATGCTTGCAATTGATTGGATTTCTTCAAGAGTGGCATCTTCGTTGAATTGAAATTCAACAATAGTGTTTCCATCTTCGATTTTGATAGTTTTTATATTCTTCATCAGTTTATCCCGTATAGATCAGCGTAACTATATTGAGAAAGATTGCCTGCGGCGGGGGTAAGGGTTACTCGTGTTATGGCATTAGTGTTGTTCCAAACTCCATATGACCTAACATGTACATCGTTTATAGGGTCATACCCCTCAGAAAAATATTCTTTATCCCAATTAGCACTCGTATATTGGGGAATAAGAATTTTCACAATAGATAAACGATCTGCCGTATCACCGGAATCGGGCAAATCAATCAGGGACATAAAATTTACACCTGCCCCGTTCGCTGTGCCTAATCTATTTTCATAACGCCATTGATAATTTGCCGCACTATCTCCATTGAATGTCATGTTTAGCTTTCGAGAACTCGCGTCTGTTGTTCTTGCACCTACTATAATCATAAGGTGGGCATACGTGGAAGCAATGCCTGTGAAATCAAAATTTGCACCAGCCGCTACGTCTTTATCTAAATGCTCTATTAGCTCATAATCACCAGCCGCCGCCCCCACTCCCTCTAAGTCTGTGACCCTCCCCGCTAACTCGTCCAAAGCGTCAGCGACTCCGCCGGGGTCTACAAGGCAATCCCAATCATTTAGGTCAATGGGGGTAAATGATAATCCATCTGCATCAAACCCTAGAGTATCCCAAGTTGAACCATTCGCCCTCTCAAGTACCCCTTCATCGGTAACGAAGTATAAACTACCCGCTTGAGTCGCAGAGGGCTGAGCGGCTCTTGTACCATAGCCGATTAGTACCTCAAATTTTCCAGACATAATTACTCCAATTCGTCTAAAACCATTACAGGTTCATTATCCAATGTGACAAACGACCAGCCCCCGCCGCTTTCCTGAACAATCACATGGCGGCGGTATCTCAAAGATTTTGCGTTGTCGGCAAGTTGATCTAGGGCCTCTGCAACATTTCCGGGGTCTGCAAGACAGTTCCAATCATTCAAGTCATCCGGGGTGTATGTCACATTGTCGGCATCTATAAGCGTACTACCGCCAAAACGTAAATCAAAAAAGTCATTTGTCCCTTCGGGGTCGCGTTGCAATTCCGTTTGGTCATAATACATTTGGATAGCAACAAGTGGGTAATTGCTTGCAGGGTAAATATTTGCAATTGTAAGCAAAGATTTATCGTTTACCGCACTACTCTCGAAAACGTTTATATCTCCATCGTCATCAAATTCAAGCGTAACCCAAATAGCACCACTCACAGGTTGATAAGATGACAAATCTAAAGTTTGATTATCAAGCAAACCAAAAGAGCCATCCGATTTGAGAAATACCCCGCCGAAGATTTGAACGGTAAACCCTGAATAGGGGAGAACCAAAAATGGAATAATAGTCAAGTCATAAACAAAATGAGCCATCCCGCTATTGTAGGTATGGTCATGTTCAGGTACAGCCGGGACTCTTGCGTCCTGTGTACTGAATACCGTTCTCTCTCTCAGAACTTGCAAAACGCCGGGATAGGACGGGTCATACCCAATGACTACATGCTTGAAAGCCTCATTTGGTACACGGCGATTTATTACCCGAATCACTTCGCCGTTGAATTTAGTTGCATAAACAATACCGGAAATACCCGTAGAAACCACGCCGCTTGTATTACCCAAAACAGCCGCAAACTTTACCGTTTCTTCGGGCTTCGATGCTTCAAAACTAGCCTTGATTTTCCTGAAATATCGTTGCATCTAAAACCTACCAACTAATAAACTTTATGTGCCGCATTGCACATAGGGGAGCGATAAATGGAAGATTGCCGCTCTTATCATACCAAGTGTCACCAAAATCGTTAGTATATAAAACCGATTGGGTTGTAGCACCAATATAAGAATCTTCATGATCACAGCAATCGAATACGGAATAACCGACATTGATTCCTGTACATGGCCCGAATGTCACTCCATAGTCAGATGACCTAAGAGCCACAATTGTATTGCTTGCAACCGCACCCAAAAGCCTAGACCCATCAGGGGAAATCCCAGCAGGGCATTTTGACAATTGAACCCCAACCCCGCCGCCAGGAATTCCGGTCAATTGGGTTGAAGTAAGAGGGTCATCCCATCGAATAACACCGCGAGTGTCTTGATTGAAAGTATATAATTTATCGCCACCACGCCTCGACCAAACATAAGAGCCATTGAATCCAGCGGTTGCAAAAAAGGGTTGCACTACTCCCCCCGCAGAGGTAATGCTAGACATTCCGGGCGTGTTGAAAATATTATCCCAATTGCCTGAGATAATATACTGACCCTGAATATAATCAGGTTCACCACCTTGATAGCGGCGAAGTTGAATATTATTAGCCGCATAGGTTAATCCCGCCCTATTACCTAACCATGATTGTAAATTTCCATCTCGCTCCGCGTTCACAATTGCAACAATGCTTTCATAAGCAACTGGATTTACAGCAAAACCGAAGATTGTTCCCCCTGCATATGCGGTTTCAGGGTCAAAGATTTCAACCCACTCCGCGCCTAACTGTTCGGCGGCAAAAAGTCTATCACCATAAGATTGATACACATAAGAGTCATCGTCAACGCTTATAACAATCAAACCGCTCGGACAACAATGAATCCTGTAAACTGAGTTTTTTTGAATGTCTGTCAAGCCAAAGTTCCAGTGTAGCCATTCCGGGTCATCCGTGTCAAAACTCGTTGTATACAAAATCCCAAAATTTGTTGTTGCAATCATCACATTCTTTGGGCCTACCCCAACATCCCCAATCGGAATAGGGGAAACGAGGGGAAGGGTTGGTAACGAAGGGAGACTCGGCAACTTTGGGAGACTCGGCAATTTCAAGGTTTCGCCGTTCCCCAAAGGTATATCCCCGTTGATTGCTAATTGTTCTGTTGTCTCAGATTCAAAGATAATTGATACATTCGTTTTTCCTGTATCACTATCATGGTCATATTCAATCGAAATCGGGAAAATATTACCGTCATATTCATCTAAAGTAATGGAGGATTTTTGCAATGGGGCAATATCGAATGCTCTACAAATAGAATTCAAAGTAATTGGTATTTCAGGGTAAGGGTTATTCCTTTGTCCAACAATCAAACCTGCAAGACTGTTTGCCTGTGATTGACTCGAAAGTAAAAGCCTGTCTATGATTTCTGGATTTCCAAGATAACCAAACGTATGACCATAAGATAAAGAAAAAATCGCCGTTCCATTCCCGCTTATTTGAACTTGTACCCCGCTCAAGTTCACTTGTGAAACCTGCGGGGGTAAATAAGTCATTTCAGTTGATTTTGTGTAGTCTACGGTTGTTAGATCAAAAACAAGCGTAGAAACAGCCGCCCTATTCGCTTCTGTTACTAAATTCAACGGAACTTTCACGAAAAGACGACCATTGTAATCACAGCGCGGCTCCGCTAGAATTTGATTGTTTGCTATTTCTGCTATCTGCCCCCACAAATTACCTGCCGCCGATTCACAGGCAGGGGAATATTTTGTATCCCCTGTCAGATACAAATCCATTACCCTTGTCAGGGTTGTTCTCCAATGTAGCAAATGCCACACCCCCCGGTCAACTGTCAGACCTTTTATAGATGTCCAAGAATTTGAACTTTTCGCAATTTCGACTCCCGTTGTAAATGCCGCCATTTTCTGCAACCAGAAATGAGCAGAATAAATCCCAAAAGAATTAGGGGAAAATTCGGGGTCGTCTAAATCTGTGTAGTCATAAATCCAGCCAGACATCCAAATATTCTCGCGTCCCTCTTGCATTCCAACCACATCAATTGACCCATCGAAATAATCTTTGGAAAAGATAACCGCGAGTCCTCTATGGCGCATAAGGTCAATATCGCTTTGGTTGTGCAAAGTAACCCGCGCGTTCCAACCGCCCTCTTGAATATCTGCAATGCAACTGTCAAGAGTAAAATTTTCAATCGGTCGGTTGTCGCTATCAAACACAAATACATAACGGTATCCTGTGAAGGATTTCCCATTTGCTGCAGTCACAGTCAACTTGACTCGGATGTATCCATCAGTCGGGTAACTGTTGACTGTCAGGGTCGGGTTGCTCGTTGCTCCATTCGTCACAACCCCATCCGAAGCCGTGAAAGCATAGGTTGAAATTGAAGAGTCATAAACACTTGAATTTGCTACATCGGGAAAGTCAACTGAGACAGGATAAGTATCAACATCTAAAACAACATGCCCTCCCATAATAGGAATAGGGTCATAATTAGAATGTTGATCACTGTAAGCAACATCCACATCCATGTAGGGGGTTTCATCCACAATTTGCAAATGGCGAGGCCAAAGATCAAAAGCATCTATGACCGTTACATATAAATTGTTGGCAAAGTCAATCTCGGAAGTTTCACCTACATAGATTTTTGAAGAGGTCGGGGATTTTCTAATCCTGCAAATCCCAATATCTCGCAAGCCAGACGCCGAACCGATAAAAACCGTTTGATCTGCCAGCACATCAGTATATGCCCCGGTTGTTACATTGTCATAATCAAATTCAACCGTCATATCATGTGTTGAAAATGTATCATTGATCTGACAGGCAAAAACCGTTTTTGGTTGCAAGGGCATCAAAAACAATTGAGAATATTGGTTCTCAGTTCTCAGTAATGCTTGTTGAGTAGAACTAAGACTCATCCTTCGTTTCTTCCTCGTTGGTTATGCTTTCAATATATTTTTTCAATTCTTCCTCTTTGCCAGCACTGGAAAGCTCATTAATTTTCTCAATCTGTGCATCGGTAAAAAGAGGGATGTCAATAATCAAATATCCTTCATCGGTTTTAGGCATGTTTTATCCTTTCATATTTCAACCCTGCTGTTTTGGCGTATTCTTTTAGAACCTCATGATTGAAATCACGCCCAGTATATTTTGTTTCTCTTTGGGAAACACTAATAATTGCTTGGCGAAAATTATTCCTAAACACATTTTCAGGATTTGCCCAATCTTCATTTTTTATAGAATAAGTGTAAGTATCAGTAACAGCCCTTATTTCAAAGAGTCTTGCTTGTTCTTGGAAGTCTAAATCTTCTTGAGAAAAAGCCCACCCACCCGGATGATTGTGAGTAAGAATTTTGCCAAACATTCTATCTATTTCAGACCTTGTGTACATTACAGAATTTTTGTTACCTGACTTATGAAATATCCTTTCGCCATCCTGCGCATATATTCCCGAATATTCATAATCTAAAGAAACAATATCTTTTTCCAGTTCATCTAGATTCATGTCATAGCGGCGTTTTTTCTCTTTTCTCTTTTGTGGTTGACTCCCCCCTACCTTCCCCGGTCGGCCTGCATGACCGAAGTTTCCCGAACCCTTCCCGCCGTTCAGGATGACAATCAGCCTATCCAATTCAGACAAAAGCCACTTTTCAAATCTCACGGGATACTTGCTCCATAGTTTTCTAAAATCCTGAAACTGATTGAGAAATCAATCACATTCCCAACAACTGCGGGAGTCTCTCTTTCAGGCCAGATCATAACCGCCTTACAATACTCCCATGTGTTGTCATGTCCCAAAATTCTGATATACACAATCGAAGATTTGCCAGAACAATAATCTCTGAGAATGTCCCGGTTGTCCTGTGAAATATAGCCCCACCTCCAAGCGGTAACAGGCCACCCATGACCATAAGCCAACCCATCAGCCGCCGCAATTTCTACACCATGAGGACGATAAGAATCTTGGAAGGGGGGGTCAAGTCCCATCAATTCAATGTTTGCCATTGTAGACAATGACTCACCAATCTCATAATCGTATAGGGGAGTAAAGTTATCTGTTGGCATTATGCTAATCCTTGTGCAAGCATAGAAAGCATATTTTCATTATTGTCTTTCAAAACATTTTGCAATTGTCGCATGGTCACAAGACCACCGGGGAATGACAAGTTGATCACATTCCCACCGCCCCCCCGCGCCAACGATTGCAAAGCATTTTCACTCAAGCGACCACCAAGCAGGGACTCCATTGCTTTTGTTGTGTTTGCGCTCATCACATACTCATACGGGTGAGTTTTTACCAATCCACCAGCATTAGGGGTATAGCCGCCGAATTGCCGGGTAATACCTGTATATCTGACAGTCGGGGTCTGATAGGTAGTCCCTGACCCTCCTGGCATGTTGCTCCTGTATTCCTCAAAGAATCTTTGAGCATCCTGTAACATGGCTTGGTAATATTGCTGCCTTAGTTGTTGCTCTCCCAAAAGAGATGCGTCAAGATCACGCACCCTGGCAATAAACGCCTGCCGATTTCTCAATTGTTCTTCCCTGTGTTGCATTGCCAACTCGCGCAATCTTTCATGATGTGCATCCCGCAATTGTCTCAATTCTTCATTGTGGGATTCTGCCTGTTGTTTCAATCTTTCTTCGTGTTCTAATGCCGCTTCCTCTAATCTCTGTTGTGTCTGTTGCGCCCGTTGCGCCCGTTCCATTTCATACTGTTGTTGAAGGTCTTGCAACCGGGCTGCTACATCCTGTCTACGTCTTGCAATTTCGATATTTGCCGCCCGTTCAGCCTCGGCGCGTTCCCGGTCATATCGTCTTTGTTCACGAACAAGACCTAAAGCGTCACGAGCCGCAACCAACCCGGCAACCCTGTCCTCATGGTCAAGCATGAGTTTTCTAAGTCGCTCTTGTAAATCTTCCTCAATCCGTTGAATATCTCGACTCGCATCCCTGACAATTTGCGCCCTTCGTCTAAGATAATTTTGCTCCGCTTTTATGTCAGCTTCACGCGCATCCCGCATGATACTGGCAACCGTGTTTTGATAATCTTGATTGATCTGTGCAACCGCCGCCCGGTTGGATTCTAATGCCTGATTTACTGCATTGTTATAATCCTGAATAATAGCTAATCGCTCTTTTTGAAAATCTTCCTCAAGTCTTACTGCGGTTTCCCGGTATTGAACAAAGGCATCCAACACATCTTCACTTATTCCTGTGCCACCGACTCCCCCTAAACCTTCAACCGCTTGCTCTAACGCCTCCATTGCGGTTGTAGTTTGCTCAGACGTTTGATCAAGTCCAAGCAATTTTTGACCTAATATATCAGTTTTTACAGCAACATCTATCATCCCCTGACCTACTTTTTCCAAACCTATATTTTTGAGAATATCGCCTGTCAAAATAGTAGGCAATTTGAAAACCCTTGTCCCTGTCAATAATGCTTCTCTTATCCCCTGTTTTTTGTATCCCTCCCCGTAAACCAATTTTCCAAGTGCATTACCAAGAGCCGCCCCAAGTTCTGCGCCAATGATTACTGAGGTAGCAACTAAAGTAACCGTTCCAAGAGTTTTTCCAACCCCCGTAGGGGTTATACCGCCCTTCCCCATAATTCCCGCCGCAATCAAATTATCTTTTGCGGCTTTTTGCATCATTGTTCCAGCGGTTGTCATTACCGCCGCAATAGATGAATACAATTGAACACCCTTCGCTATAACAGTACCAATTGCCCCAACCGCAACAGCCGCCGAACCAAATTGTACAGCCGCCCTAACAATCTCAGGATTTTGTTCAATATAATCGGCAATCTTTCCTGCTAATTGTGCCGCCTCTGCAAGATAAGGTAAAGCCTCCTGAACCAAAACCGCCGCGATTCTTTGTCCAGACTGTTCTATTTTTTCCATCCCCACTAACCACATTTCGGTTTCCTTTGTGGCAATTTCAGCATTTTGGGCATACTTGTTAGCGGCGGCAAAAATACCTGTCAAAACTCCAACACCCGCAACAAAAATCTTCTGTGAAACTTTCGCCGCTTCCTCTGCACTATCGGCAACCTTTGTGTAACCAAGCGCACGTTTAGCTAAAAGATCATGTTCATCTTCATAAACTTGTTGCTTTGATTTTTCTAAATCAACAATTTCTTTATTGCTTTCCTTGATTGGTTCAGCATATTTTGCTTCCCACTCAGCCGCAATCTCGGCTTGCACACGAGCAGTTTCCTCTTGCTCTGTCTGAATTTGTTTTTCTGCCGCAACAAGATCACCAATAATCCTCTCGTGTGTTTTTTTTCTTTCCTGTAAAATTCTTTTTTGGTCATTTAGTTGAGCAATGTCCTTATCGAGAGATTTTTTCAATAAAACACCCTCGGACTCACTCCGCTTTTTTTCTATTGCCTCAATCTTTTTATCAAGATCAGCAATTTCCTTTTCGTACTCAGATACCCCTTGCTTGAATTTAGCCAACTCCCCCCGGTCAAGCATAATAGAAAGCAGAACATCAAGAGTCTCAGCCATTATTTTTTTGCCTCTGCTTCTTTTCGCAACTGCTCATAAAATTCACCTTCCATCTTGCCAAGCAACATATCAAGGTAGATGAAAGCATCTAATAATATTCTAGGTTGTTTTCTTATTACGGTTGGGGGATAGCGTCTGTCAAGAGCAACCCACCGCAACCAATCAGGATATACCTCAATAAAAGTTTCCAGGTCAATTTCTAATAATTCTGGAATGGTATAATCCGGCGTTTTTGTGGGCGCATTCCGGTACAAAACTCGTTTGATAAGCAAAGACTCATCTTTGAGCAGGCGCAAGAATTGACGCTCTAAATCGTTCTTTGGTTTTTCTCTCCTAGAGGGCGTTTGTTCCAATAACGCCTTTTTATGCCACTCTAGGCTTTGTCTTTTTTTTCGACTTCCTTTGCAAGTTCTTTTTCAGAATCTTCGGTTGCTTTTTCAATCTGGTCTAAGAAGTCAAACCAACTTACACCGGGATTCAATTCACGCGCCTTTTCAATCCAAAGTTTGATTGAATCTTTTGCCATTTTTCCAAATTGGTGATGATCGGGCAAATCGCCGTAAGAGCAAGCAACAAGGGAGGGGAGGAGAGCGGTTGTCATTGCTTGCAAAAATTCATCTTCCAAAGGGTCAGATAAAATATCCTGTACTGCCCTGCCCCGTTTGTGTTCGGAAAAATAATCTTCTTCACTGACAACTATCTCACGGTTGCCTAGTTGCAAAACGATTTCTTTCAATCCTTCATCAGACAAGCGCGAGTCAGTTACCACCGCAACCTGTTTTGATTTTTTGGATGTCTTGGATGTCTTAGCATCATTAGTCATTTTTTTTCCTTTACGCTAACTGGTACAGAACGTGAATTTCAGTTCCTGCTCCGTAGGTGGTAGCAGGAGCAGTATCAAAGGTTATGCCTGTCACGGCTTTGGTGATTCCGGTTGTGACTTCGCCCCAGGTTGAACCAAGCGCATAGGAAACCATGATCTTATCGGTATCTGCGGCCTGCTTGTTCTCAGGGAACAGAAATTCAACTTGTGCGGCCTGTGCTAACCATGAGCAAATCCGCAACTCATACTCTGAATAACCATCCCAAAAAGCGGCGGTTTCAGCACCAGATTCACTCACACCGGAATAGGGGTCTGACGGGTCAGCCAGGATTGAAAGCGGTTCACCCCAAAGGTGTTGATTCACAGGGTTGGGAGCAAGATCATACATATAGTCAATTGGGTCGGCTCCTGCTCCGCTTGCTCGTGGTACTGCCTTTGTAGAGGGCACTATCAAGAAGCGGTAACGCTGAGGGCCGCTCTCCGCAAGCGCATCTTGCAGGAAGATGAAACCAATATTAGGTTCATTACCCTGTAAGTCTGAGCCATGCGGCAACATGCGCCCTTCTGCGTTGGTAATAATTGTTCCACCGCTCAACGCCTCAACCAAATCCAAATCCTCAGCACCGACTCCCAATTCGCCCGTAATAGGCTCTTGGGGAGGAAACTGTTGGACGGCAATCAAGCGGTCATTCCCGATATGACTCACCTTACGAGTACCGGGAACTGTCAGGGCAAAGGTTTTCGCCGCAAAGATTTCAATCCCCGTATATGGGCCAATGTACGGGTCAGCGGTTGACGGGTCAGGTCGCCCGTAAGTATTCAACTCGTAGGCAACCCCTTTGTGAAAGCCCGAAAATACAATTGGTTCTTTAGTAACGATAGTCATTTTTAACTCCTCGTTTTTCTTTTGTAGGTTCTACGGGCTGTAGGTTTGGGCTTGTCTTGCTCGATCACAACCCGTTCACCGCAAATGCCAATAACTTTACCCGGCATATCCGGGTGGGGGATAAGTTCTATTTTGTGTTTGTGTCCTTTTACTGGACAATCAATTTTCTTTTTGGTTGTCATAATTATGTTTTCACAATCACTTGACGTGCATTCAAAACGCATACCTGTGAGATAAAAGCGGCGGGGGAGTCCGGGTCATCGGCATTCACAGGAACGTAGTAAGGCCGCTCCTCGGCTGAAATCAAACAACCTCTTATACCGTTCGTACCGTTCAGGTTTCTACCTGCTTCGGTTGCATTTATCGTGTTGAACAAATCAGACCGAAAAGGGATAAACCTGTCCCAGGCGTCTTGTTCGCTCTTTGGGAATCGGCTGAAAATTTCAACCAAGATTTCCCAATTAGTCTCAATAATCCTGACTCCTGCTTCCCTGTCAATCGTGGGAAATGCGCCGGGGTAGGTAACGAGATAATAATCATAGCCACGTGTTAGGACGGTTGCGTCAGACTTGGTAACTTGAACATCCTGTGTAACAAGCGGGAAATAGGTTGTCATTTGTGCTTTGACATAATCTCGAAAACCTTTTTCCACTACACTATATTGATCAGTCATTCGCTCGTCCTAAATCCTAGATTCCGGGCAGTTAGTTTCATTGCTCGGCGTACAGTCAAGGGAAGTTTGTTTATAACAATCTCGACCTGCCTGCGGAATACAGGCCAGCGGCCTTTATGGATACTTGACTGCCTTGCCCCTCGTGCTGTACCGCCTACATATTGCGCCCACGAAAGCGGGTTGCCTACGTCATACCCATTAGCAGTTTTGATGACCTGCCAATTCTTTGTATACGTGCCTGACCGCTTGGTAGGAATTCCGCGTCCAAATCCATTAGAGGCAAAGAAGGCTTTTCGTTGTTTCACGCTATCCCATTGAATCGGGTATGTCGGTTTCTTTCCGGGCGTCTTCATGCGCTTGCGGATTTCAACCGCCGCGTCATAGATTCGCTTTCGCCCAATCAAGGGAATCGCTTTTCGCAACCTTTCAAGACCTTGGCGCACCAACTTGGAACTTGTCTTTGTCTTTTGGGAATAGGAAATCCAGGGCATTTTATAAAGGTTCTAAGATAAAACCGCAAATGAGGCGGTTGAACGGCCTGCAACCTCTGACTCGTTTCGAGGGACTCCGTGTTTTTCAAGGCCGACCGTTTTACGCTTCACCCAATCATGTATTTCTTCATCAATTGCCATGAATGGGGAAATGCCAGCATCAAGAGCCTTTTTAGTGAAAAAGCGGCCTGCCCCGTGAGAGTAATCTACCAAATCTTTTACTATGCCCTCAACTAGCAAGTCACACATGCTAACAGCCTCGGCAACTGTGATTGGGGTAGTAAAACATTCATCCTCAAGAGCAGTGTCTAGCAAGTTTGAAACATCCTCTAACCAACCGGAAACAACCGTAGAGGTAGGGACAGTGGAGGCCGAAAAAGAGCCTCCATCTGTCCACATACTTGATAGATCAGCTACGCCTTGAACCGTTCCATAGGTCATTTATGGAGTCCTCAACTCAACAATTGCGTTGATAATATGGGCTTTCAGAACTGGCTTCGGGTCAGGAACTAATACCCATTCAGGAAGTTCCTTCAATTCCTTGACAGTCATCTTGCCGAGGCCAGCCCTATCAACCATATCTTTAGGTTCAGGTTTTTGCGCATCTTCAACAGCGGGGGGATTTTGAGCCTCAGACTCAAGCGGTTCTAGCTTGTCCAAAAACGAATCCGCTTGCTCAAGTGTCAACTCAACTATCTCGCCCTCGCCTATTTCTTCGGGAGTGCCTTGATTGTGCTTCAACCCAGGCTTCACCCTGTATTTATAGGTCTTTGGAGGCATGAGATATTATCCTTTTCTAGCAACCAGTGTAATGTAGTACACCGACAACGCTGTTGAAGTCGCTCTTGATTCGAGGAGCGAGTGCAGTCATTACGCGGAACTTGGAAATGAAACCGCCCATTTCTGCCCATTGAACCGGGGTAACGTCCTCAGCAATTGCCAAGTCAATTGTTTCCCTGTCCATCTGGACAAAGACAAGCTCACCCGCAGTCAGGTCAAACGATGGTTTGAGGGATGAAATCTGCGGGAGTCCGTCCACGATCACCTGATACTCATTCCGTTCGTAGCTGGTAGAAATCAGGTTGAAAAGTTCGTTGTACTGCGTTTGAGCAAGGTACACATTGAACGGGCCATTGAAGCCAAGCGCACCAAGCGCACCCAAAGCCTTGACCATCGTTTTGTAGCCGTTGCCAGCCGTACCGAAATCGCCCACAGCCGTACCAGTAATACGGTTAGGGTGATTGGTGTATCCATAGATCGGATACCCGGCTAATTGTTTGGTCAGGCCGTTGAAAAGCATCGCTTCCATCTTCTCACGGACGACACGAGTCGCGGAGCGTACTTGGGTTGTGTCTAAGGATTCACCCATGCGGCGGGACGCTTCCAACTTGCGAATGGAAATCCTGAAATCCTTGTGGATTATGGGGATTGGCACGAAGTTCTCACCGTATTCAACGGCGTCCTCTTCGCCCGGTACATCCCCGTCCATTGACACATCGGCCTCTGTCATTTCGCTTACTGTCTCATACCCTGAGAGCAGAGTACCAAGACCACCAAGCGGTTTAGTTAGACCAGCGTTGATCAGGTCATTGATACCGACCAAACCAGTTTTGACCGTATCCAGAACAGCGGCGTCAATTTCAAGCCATTCATCCCGGCGCAACAGGGCGTTGTGGTGCATACCCAAATGAGGGCGCATTGCATTGACATCCAGAGTCCTGGCTTCGTTGAACCAGGCTTTTACAGATGGGTGTAGGGGTTGGTTATTCATTACAAAACCCTCACTTTCACGCGGGCGGGGGTAGTGCCTGCGGAGTTGTCAACAGCCGCGATTGCCTGCCCTACGATTCGTTCTGGTTTCTGAGCGGCGGCAGAATAGGCCATCAAATAGCCATCACTGGCAGACTGAAGCAGGCCATCAGCCGCAACGGATTGACCTGCACCCAACAGGGCGTAGACCCATTCACCACCAGCGCAAACAGCACACTTCACAGCCGCGTTGTCATCGTCATAGTCAACATCAATGTCGCCCATTGTCTTAGTACTGGAATCTTCATTCAACCCCTCTACGGCAAACATGCGGGGGGTAACATCCCCGCCTTGCGTAGAGTGTGGGCGCACCTCGCCAGCCGATAGCTCAACCAACATGCCGGGGGTGATAGCAGTCACGCCTGACGCGCTTATAGGGGCAAGCGGGAATTCCTCATAAACGGGGTTGCCCTTGAGCAAGATAATGCTAGGATTAGTTTTAGCCATCATTTCATACCTCCTATTCCTTAGCCTTTCGGTTCAACAGGAAAACAGGACGTTCAGCGATCTTGTCCTTGCCCTTGTTTTGAACCGAGCCAAGCGCACCGTAATCCACCGGGGCACGTTGCATTTGTGGGGTAAGAGCCGAGGCCATCTTCCTCAGTACGGGCAACTCGATTTCCTCAAGTTCGTCCTTACTGAATTGATCTGCGGAATTAGCGATGATTGCATCAACCAACTTACCGCGCTCGGCCTCCTCCTGTGTCAAGGCGTTAGCCGTGACAGTTGCCGCCGACAAAAGCAGAGTCCGAAGTGAATCCACCCCGCCTAACTCTTTGATCAGAGAACTGAATTGCAAGACTTCATCCGGCAACTCAGGGGTTGGGGCAGGCTCTTTGGGAGCAGGTTTCTTGGGCTTGTCTTGAGCTTGTGCTTTGACCATGTGTTCCTGCTTCCAAGCCTCTTTTTCATCTTCGGTCATTTCATCCCAATTGTCGGGATAATCCGCGTCATACTCGGCTTCATTCGTGATGGTCTGAATTGCATCAGCCGACACATTGAAGCCCAAAGTACGAGCGAATTTTTGAAAAAGTGTTTTATCCATAAGCTACATCTCCTTTTAGGATTGGCGCAAACTTGCGCCTCTATACAGAATTTCATTCTGCTACAAACGCAACAAGACTCGCAAGCCCTTCAAGTTCATGTTGCGGAATGTCAAATTTCGACTCTGTGTTTTTCAAATTGTTGGTATAAGATTTATATTTTTCTTCATAGGCTTTTCTAACATCGTTCCTAAAATCTTTAGGAACAGATTCAAGCAAAGAATCCAAAGACCTTGCATAAGATAAATATTCATCCCTTCTTTTGCTCCTAACCGCTTTCCCTGCTTTTTTCCCCAAATAGGTTGCGCGTTCAAGTACCGCTTTTTCATGAGCATTATATTTTCTAGGGGATTTTCCACCCTCCCCACCATGTACATCTTGAGAACTTCCAGACTCATGAGGGCCGGGGCCATAATGATTTTTCAACACCCAATCATCACCCTCTTTTTTGTACTTCTTTTTGATTGCCGCCCATGCCACCTTTGAAGCCCGTTCCTTATCCCCTTCGTATTGCTCCAAAGCATTTTTGTATACTTCCTCCCACATATCAGCCGCCGCCCCTGTAAGGCCTTCAACGTTCTGGATCGAAACATCCAAATCATTTGCCAAATCACCAAGTATTTTTTGAACATTCTTAGCAGTTTGGGGTTGAAGCAAATCGGCATAGGGACAAACAAACTCTTTCATTTCGTCCTCCTGATTGCGATTCAATCCGCAACCATCGGCAACCGAGCAAGCCCCGATTTCGTCCGGTAAAAGGGCAATATGGTCAGGGTGTAAGTTTTGGTCAACAAGTCCATAATCTTTCCCATTCCACTGACCAGTTGTAGGGACGGACTCAGCATAATAGCCCGTAGAAATCTCTACGGGCTTTGAGGCCTTGATCATGGAAATAAGCTCTTGACCATCCTGCTCTTGCAACATATCCGGGTCAAGCCAGAACTCACCCACGAGGCGAGTCCCGTCCAATTTTGCATTGTAGAAACGTCCCACCACCGGGACATCAGGAGAAATTACACGAGCCGAACCCCCGTTTGATTTTGGATGACGCATAACAACAGGTACACCGTTCCAATCTTTGACGAATGCACCGAACTCTTTTGCCTCAACCAGCCGACCATTTAGAACACCCTCAACCAGGGGAACTCCGTTGACGACAAAATAAGACTTGTCGCCTATGGATTCCTCTCTCCAAGAGAGTAGAGCGTTTTGTACAGAATGGGGAGTAATATTTGACATAAAATGCACCTGACTCTATTACTATGAGCGTCAAGCGCATTTAGTAGATATTCAAATTCTTATATAGTTTATCTCAAAATAAGACTCTCTGCAAGGGATAACACAATCCCCTTGTTCGCCGCAAGGGGATTGTTGAAAGGATGATAACCATGCCGGGAGTGGGAGGGCAGGTTATAAGTATACTCATTATAGCACAGAAACGCGAGTCCCCCGACCAAATAATTCCTTATTTTTCTTAGAAAAGAACTCAGACACGTATTTTCTTAGATTGATCATGCCTGCCTCATTTGCACATAATCCAAACCGATATTACACATCAGGTTTCGGGGTTTTCGCCTCGTTGCTCTTTTCTTTTCCTGAGTAATAATTGCCTGAATAGTTTTTGGGTCTAGCTCATATTCTTTTGATAAATCAGAATTAGAAACCTTATCCAAGTGCTTTTGGTAGATTTCCTCATTCCTTAGTTCCAGTTCTATTTTTCTTGATTCTGAAATCATGATTACAATTTGCCTATCCCCTTGCAAGTATGACACCGTTCGTGTTTTTTTGTTCCATCATATAAATGCCTACCACAACCGTTACAGGTCGGGCAAGTTTCTTTGTATTCAAACTTTTTCCCTAATCCCAATTCTTGCTTTCGTTTGTCTAAAGTGGGATTTTCGATTTTAGATAAAATGCCACAAATAGATATTCCTATCATACAACCTAGTAATACTGCCAGAATAGTTTCAGTTTCCATCCTTCACCTCACCTCGTAAAATTGAAATAATCATTGGTCGTCTCGCAAATCCTTATTTTGATCTTGCAAAAATAGTCCGTAATTTTCTCTTGTAAAAATACCATCAAGGTATTCACAAATTTCACTAACCAATTCGGAATAAATAGCATGTTCTTCTTTTGAAAATTCAAAAAACGGTTTTTTTGTTTTTATATCAATTACAATTTCGCTGTGTCTAGTTTTTATTTGCATCATTACTCTCCATCAAAAAATAAATACCAAAAATAATAAATGCTATGCCAAATGTTAGTACAAGTCCATACTCAGATATAATTATTGCAAACCCGGCAATCATTGTCAATCCACCAAATATGTTTGATATGTATTTTCGCATCTGTTCACCTCACAAAAATAAATGCCCACGACAAAATCAATCCGATGATCAACAACCGCCTATCTCTTGTCAGGAGCAAGAAGGGGATTGCCCAGGATTGGATACCAACATAGGGAGAAAGAAACGGGGATGCTCCGAGAGCCAAAATACTATCATTCCTCTTGAAAGCAAAATACATCATGATCAACCCAACAGGGATTCCCCATAGCCCTAATGATTGATTCCATATCATTTCTTTTAGATCGGGAGAACGGTACAACCCAACCCCCAAACAAATCAAAATAATTAGAGCGGGGAAAAAGAAAACCTTGATTGCATACTTGAGTTTTACATATCTCAACCATAAAAGGAAAGCTCCAAAAACAATTTGCGGCTTGAGAAGCAACAGCCATATTCCCCGGCTCATGGGAAGAAACAAACCCAACAGCACAAGCCAATCATAATTTCCTAGTGACATCCCAAACCACATAAAAGGGTTGAGCATAAAAAGAGCGGAATCAATTACTGATATTTCCAACTTATGAAGGATGAAAACCCACGCCGCGAGGGTGCAAATTGTCCATAGGGCATGAATAAAATCAAAGGGAAGTAATGACAAAGGGGAAAGCAGGAGAAGAAACCAAGCGGGGGAGTAGAACGGTAATTCCCTGTATGGGTTTATTCCGTTGATTGCGGCATTGCCCGACTCTAGTAGTATCCGAAGATCAACTGAATTATTTTCCCTTTGCATTATGGATACAAAAAACAAACCGATTAGAACAAGGGCATATAAGATTTTTTCAAATGTTTTCTGTAAACGTTTCCATTGAACGTTTTGTTTCAGCAATAAATTCATCCCGTTTTCCCTGTAATCAATTCATGTGCCTCTTTTGACCAAGCCTCAACCTCTTCCCCGCACATTTTCAGAATATCATAATACATGAACCCCTCACTTAGGCGCTTCAATCTCTCTCAGGATTGTCGCAGCTCGTGAACGCAAACTTTCTAAAAGCGAAAGACAATCACTATCATTGTATGGAGAGTAATTGACTTCTGACACAAACTCAATCAAAGTAGTGTTGAGATTTGCAAGCTCAATATTTGCCTTGACAAATTCTCTCACCATTCGCAATTCTCTGATAAGCGCAGGCACATCTTCTTCGCACACTTTCTGTGTGTACCCATTTGGGCCAACAAACGTTTTTTCAAAATGACAACCACGACCAGCACGCCAAGCGATTGCATCGAGTTCTTTTTCTGTAATCATTTTCATCCTTTGCAAGATAGCGCCTAACGGCCTGCATGAGCGGCGGACGATAAAGCTGTCAGGATTTCAGGTAACATTTCTACCGTCCGCTCCATGCTTTGTTAGCTGCCTGATAGATAGGGCAAGCATAACGGACTTTATAGATACGCTCACCATGGGCAACTTCGGCGCAACAATACATTTGATATTGCTCATAATCTGTTGAGCCAGGATTGCCGCCATGATACGGATTATAGATAGTTACATCTTCGCCGAAAAAGTGGGCGCAATTATTGTTACAGTGATTACCTTTTTTATATGCCATGTGACTATTCCTTCAAGTGGCGGCTAACTAGTGTTTGAGCGGAATGTACATTAAAAATCAATTTTCTCATATCGTTGACGCTGTAAACCCAACAACTCATTTTTCCTGTCAGGGAAAAGAGATAAAAAAGCCCGTTCTCCACAAATCTTTACAATAGTTGTAAGATTCAATGAGGTAACAGCATTCTTATTCAATTCCTCTTGAATTGCTAAGAAAATATCTTCATGAGAATTTAATTTTGGTCTGAAATCACCCATGTAATAACTCCTATTTTTTAGGGTAAGTACATTGTAATGTACATTTGTAAATGTGTCAAGTCAAATAGTTTCAATCACCCCGGCCTTGATTTCATAGATTGGTTTAGCGGCTAGGATATTGGTTCTCCCTGCTCTTGATATTTCATCCAAGTTGATCTCAAATATTTTATGGTTGGTACTGCGATTCCCCCCGCGTGTTCTCCCCCTAACCTCAACGCAACCCGTTTCAGGGTTGAAGAAAAACAGAACATGCCCCTCATCGTCCACGATCTTGATCAGTTTGTCTTTTGATTGATTTTTATCGCGCTTCAATGTTTTCTCATTCATTGCGTTTTATCTAAACTCCCATCTACACAAACACATTGAATAACAACTTGCATCCCCGATTGGTACAGCTTGCATTATAGGAATCCATCCCTCAGCCGCTAATTCAATACACCCAGGTTTGGTCAACGTATCATGACAGTGATGTTCCGTAACCCCTAGAATTCTCCTCGCCTCTTTCATCCCTGCTTCGATTGCTATCCTAAGTCTATTGTTCTGGTAGATCGCATTCCCCGCCCTCGCGTACATGCCAGATCGCATGATAGCAAAAGCATTCAAGGGTTGTTTTCCTGATTGCAACTCAGCAAGAAAATTGTCAAGCCAGCGGTATTGAGGGCGTACAGCCCAACCAAATTTTGAAATCTCGGAGCGGGTATAGTTCTCCCTGCCTCCAATACTGGCAAGCCAAGCCGCCCGGTATTGATCTTTCATCATTTGTCGCATTTCCTTATACCAAATCTCTTGATTGATCTCGCCGTTTACCAATTGCCGAGTAAGCTCTTTCATTGCCCCTTGTTGAGACTTTGCGACTCTGGCATTCCCTAAATGCAAACGATGGTCAGGTACTTTTCGGCCTGAAACAATGTACCTATAAACCCCTGTTGGAAAATCGAAATAAACCTCTACAAGTTTCCGGGCATGTTGGGAAATTTTCTTTTCTTTCTTTTCTTTCTTTATAATCGTTATCCCAACCCCATCAAAATCATCGGTTGCCCACCGCTCAAGAATTGGAACAGGAATCAATTTTTCAGGCACTTTACTTTTCTCTACATTCTGTTTTGCCCTTGCTTGTGATGGGTATATAGCCTCAAGTTGAATAAGTTTCACATTGCCAGCATAAGAAAAATAAACGTCATCCTCAGATGATTTGACCTCAAAATAAGTGCCAGCGGGAAAAAAGATTTCATCCTCTGGTTCAAAGTCTGTGCTATCGTAGGGGATAATAGGAAATGCATGTGGAATAAGAACTTCAAAAACAACTTGATCTTTTTCCTTTGATGGAACATCGGCAAAATCTGCAGCAATATCTTTATGGATTGAAGTAGAGAAAAATCCAGCATCATGAAATATATCACCACTTTCAAGATCGTTGAATCGGAAACTTTCAGTTCCCCGGTACACCTTCATATCGTATGGAGCAGGCATACTAGCAGAATTTATTTCAGAAACCTGTTCACTGTAATCTGTGGCTGTAATTTGGCCTCTTGCATACCCATTATAATATTCATAGTAATCATCACCGTAGGCTTTGATCACCTGTTTTTGTCTAGGGGTAAGGGTTTCCCAATGCCTCTTTGCAAAACCCTCATACATATATTTTTCAACTTCTGAGTAAGTTCTTTCCTCCCCATCCCCTCCATGCACATCTTGACTCGTACCAGTACCGGGATGGGGGCCGGGGCCATAATGATGTTGGGAAACCTTTTGCCGCCTGTAAACCCTTATGCCCTCGGAATAAAAATTTTCATCCCATCTTTCCAGAATTGGAATCGGGATTGGTTCTTTTGAAAACAAAGCAGGTTGCAAATCAGGGGTTGGTTCTGGTTTTGGTATTAGTTTTGGTTCTGGTAAAAGTTCCCAACCCTTATCAAGTCCGTTTTGGGCTTCGCTTGGAGTCAATGCTTTCAAATAAACAACTTTATCAATATCGTCACTGTAGAAAAATTCATCCTCGAAAACATCCACTACATGAAAACTTGTACCGGGTAATAGTATAACTTCATCCTCACTAGGATAGTCTTTACTATCAGCCGGGATAATCGGAAACCCTTCATCTACCAAAATAATAAAAGCAACCTCTTGTTCCCCTTTATCTGCATTCTTTATGAAAGAATAAGCAACCGATTGGTGAACAGAGGATGAAAAAAAACCGTCATCTGTAATAATGTCCCCCGCCTCTAAATCTTCATACCTCATGGTTTCCATGCCCCTATAAAGCATTATATCTTGAGGGGATGGAGTAGCAGAATCAGCAATAAGATCAACATAATGTTCATTTTCTAAATAGACACCCTCCCTAAGATATTCGTTTATATCACCATACTCCCCATTTTGATATTCCCTGATTGCCTCTTGTTGTTCTTCGGTCAGAGAATTCCAATGCTCAAATGCAAATGATTCATATTCATCAGCTAAAACTTTTGCATATTCATCAGATAATTCCTCTATTCGTTCCTCTCTTGCCTCTTTATCAATGCCTTGCTCCCTTTCCAATTCCGCTTCTAACTCCTCCTGTCTTTGCTTTTCAAGCCATTGAAAAGACTCCCAAATTTTTGCAATACTCAAAGGTTCATCATCTTTTAGAATTGGATGTTTATACTTTCCTCTTGGTTCAGCCTTTACCCCATCCCCTCCATGTACATCTTGACTCGTACCAGTACCGGGATGGGGGCCGGGGCCATAGTGGAATTGAATAACATCAATTGACTCAGCCTCAAGGTATCCAACCAGGCGGGATTTTCTATTCCATAGGTCAATACTATTTTGGATGTCTGAATTGTCTTCCAAGAATTCCTGAGTCTCTTTGTCTGTGAAAGCAAAGAAAGGCTCTCCCCCGTCACGGTATGGACGGGGAGGGAGGAGAACGGGCAATTCAGGCAGGGGGGTAGGGAAAGTCATTTACCATCCCATTTCTTTTATAGTGTTCTCAAAGATTTCTGAAAGTTGATCAGAAATCCCAAAACGCTCTTTGTTGATTTTCAAACTTTTCTGAATATCACCGTCATCATGGCGCAAGGTTGCCGCTTTCCAATCCGCTAACATTTCAATCAGGTCAAGCAAAGTCATTCCGTTTACACCATTTTCAAAATGTTCGGGGTGGTGGGAATTGTTTTCATAGTGATGTTTTAGAGCAGGCCCAATTTCCTTGAGTATCGCCTTGTATTCATCGCTCCCATAGGTTGATTCTCGCAACTTAGGAGTAAATTCATCATAAACTGGTTTTTCGGGTTTTTGCAATTTGCTTGAGTCGTGAGAATTACAACGCTTCAATATTTCCAATGCAAATTTCACCAAGAATCCACAAACTATCCAAATATGTGTTTTTGTTTCCTTCTCGCTATCATACTTCATCAATGAGTCTCCTCATTTGCCGGGTCAAAATTACCCCGCTCATTGTATGGGTCAAGACCTGAATCCTCTATTGGATGTTGTACCTTTTGTGGAGGGGGAGGAGGCATGATCTCAGGCAAATTGTCAGGGTATCTACCTAAATCGAAATCATATTGCTCTTGACCAATCACCACCGAAACCATATTGAAATTGATCTCTACCCGCTCAAAAGAGTCATCAGGCATAGACTCGTTTTTAGGGATGTATGCAAATGTCGTATGGGGGATAAACCCATGATTATCATGGTATGGGATTCCCATCGTGCGAAGTATAGCCGCTAACTGTTCCCGCAGCATAACGATTTCATTTTGTGGACTGTCATAAGTTGCGACAATCGGGTCTTTTTCCATTTCAGAAACGAACCGGGCGAGTCCCTGCATAGTGGTTTTGATCGGTTGTACCGTACTCGCAAACTCAGCAACCGCCTCGAAAATTCTAGCTCTTGATAATGTGCGAATGTCACCCAGGTACACAAGAGTCATGTGCATTTCGTCTAACACGTCATCTTGTATCCAGGGATATTTTGCTTTCAACTCTTGGCGGATGACTTCGGGTATCATGAATGCAATCATGGTTGCATACTCGCCCGTTCCATTTGCATTGTGCCAAACCATAGGATTCTGGTAAGCGTCCAGTGTCCCGAAGTTCTCCACTAAATCGCCCTTGATTGACCCGCTTACCCCCTCGATAAGGCGGCTCATAATTGCCCGGGCATTCTGTTTTGTTTCCTCCCCTTGTGGCAACTTGGAGAGCAAATCAGAAATGTCAACCTTTGTTTTTTCATCTTCCTTTTGGTTAGCTTCGTCCGGTTTCCGCTTTGCTTCCTCAATCTTTTTGATCTGCTCTTTATCCATCGCATATGACCATTTACCCGGTAGCAGTTTCATGAATTCCTCAAGCGGAATAGCCAACTCAGGCATACCGCCTGTGATTGTATAAATAGTCTGTGCAACCGTACTAGCAACCTCTACCTCCTCCGGTTCTGTCAGCGTAAACAATGGAGGCCAGAAAACTTTATATTCATCTGGTAAATCGAAAAGACCCAATTCATCCAGCTTATCCAGAACAGGCCGCAAAATATAAGGCTCGGCCTCGTTATTTCGCCTTTCTTCAATGTTACCAAACCAATTTGCTTGATCTTGTGAACTTGCCAGTTCTCCCCGCTCAGACCCTAAAAGAAGTCTCTGCGGGATTTCCTCTGACCCTGCAATATATTCAATCAACACATCGAATTGATCTCGACTAGAAACCGGGTCGCTTCCCAATTCCTGAATATCCAGGCCGACCAATTTCATAATTCTGGATAATTGATGCTCGTATTCCTCTACCTCATCCTCTAAAACTTCATAGGCGTCTGTTCCCTCTGAGGGTAAATTCATTCCATCCCTTGCCATCAATGCAAGACCTTTTCGCACTAACAACCAAAATGCCTCGCTCCCACCGCCTACCACTTTTTCAAGATCATAGAATCGGTTGAAAATATTTTTCAGATCAGGAACACCGTACACGCGCCCGTACCCAGTTCTTTGCTTGCCTCGCTTGTAATGGATTACGCGGGAATGATGGACTCGTTTCTTTTCCTGATTGGTTTCGCTAACAATGATGTAATAATACTCAGGCAGGCCAAAGCGGGGGTTTTCTGTGTCTTGAATAATGCTCCCCTCATCTATTTCCCCATCTCCCTCATCGTGTACAGTGATAAAGGCTAAATCTCCCTCTCTGACGTTTTCTACTGGCTCTCTAGGGTCGCCGGGTAAACCCAGGAACATCAAACCAAAGCGGCTAATCGCGCAGGCTCTATCAAGCTCTTTCAGTTTTGCGTAGAGGTCGTATTCGTTAGCAAATTCGTCAAACTTCTTTTGCAGTTCCCCCGGATTTTCTTCGCTTGGAGCCTCGCCACCAACATAAAGGATTGGGTGCTTGCTCCATGTTGCATTTGGCTTTGCGTCTGCGACTCTAGCTGCGAGCCCTTCGCGCTCATAGGCAAGCAAGAAGTCTTGAAAATCAGGGGATATTTTATATCCAAAAACGGCATATAAATCTCGATCACCGTCAAACTGTTTTCCTAGAGAGGCCGCATAAGCGGCTCTGCGGGTCAGGGTTGAATTCGCCAAAAACTGTATGGTTTGTTCTGCCCGATTCAATCTCAATTTCAAATCTGCTCTTGTGCCTTTTCGGGGGGGAGTGGGTTTTTCAGTCATTACCTTTTTCTCCTACCGAATGCACCAGCCATTTTTTGAACGGGGGGAGGCATGTAAACCTGAATGACCGTATCTGCATAGTTGGTACTTCGGCCTAAGCGTTTCTTTATATCTTTCTTGCTTTCAACTTTTATTTTTCCTCCTGATTGTACCACCCATTTAGGAGAAACTAACTCCCCGGTCAATTCATCTTCCGGGGGTAAATCAACCTCATCATTCTGCAACTTCTCACGAAGATTCCACCATCCAGCCGACCTAGAATCCACAAAGCCCAATTCCCCTGAACTATCTTTTAAGTCTGTTTTCTCTGCGGCATTGAAAGCAATAATCCTATCATTCGGGTTTGGAAATATTACGTTTCTCAATTCGTTTATAACTTCCCTGCATCTGTCAACGACTCCCGCCCCTATTCCGATCACATCTATACTTGCCTTTGATTTATGATGGTTTTTCAGCAAACCAATAACTAATCCGGTAACGTGCATTGTATTTTTTACCTGTATTTTGCGGAATTCTTTTATTGCATCTTCACATTGTAGGCAGATAACAGACGGGTCTCCGCCTCGTCCTACATCCACCCCCAAGCCTGTAACATCCCCAAAATCGTTTGCCTCTTGCCTTGCTAACCATCGCTCGTTTGAACGTTCAATCCAGGCCAACGAGATAACACTATCCTCATCGCTTTCCGCAAAGTCTCCCTTGACTCGATTGATATATACCGCCGAATCTTTTCCCCATTGCCTTGCCCGATTTTTAGCCCAATCCCTATCTATGCGCCCCGCTTTGATTGCCATTTCTAGTGTGACTTTAAGGGCATCCCAATCCTCATACCCGCCCTTTTTAGAATGAATGTCAAAGAATCTCCCAATCGGTTCACCGGGCGTTGATACTGCCAACCAATAGCACTCCCCGGTTGTAGACATCGCCCCTTCTGCGGCATCCCATGTTGCATCTGGTATTGATTTCGATTCATCGAACAAATATAGTATATTGTCCGCATGTGCCCCCTCAATCAAAGACTCATCATTGCTTGCCATTGCAAAGGCTTCACCAGTTGACAACTTCAAACTCAGTGTAAGCAATTCTCTATTCTCGTTGAACGGGTTGCGACCAATAACGCCCCACTTCAACCGCCTTGACCATTTCCTTATTTCAGGCCAAAGAAATTTTGATACCTGCCTCCAGGCCGAGGCAAGTGTAGGAATTTTCCAATCTTCCCCATCACGAGTTAGAGCAAACCATAAAACAGCAATTGCGGCAAACATGGTTTTCCCCAAACCATGAGGGCCACGCAATGAAAAACGCTTGTACTTTACTAGCCGCCGCATTCCTTCTAACTGGTAATCTGTTGGATATTCTTTTTCGCGCCACGATATACAATCGTTTGCAAACCCCGCTAAATCATTTCGGTATTTTTCCTGAAATTCTTTGTATTTTGATTTTTTTATTTCCCCGCTTTGCGCCCTACGCCGTAGTTCTAATTCAGCTTGAACTTGGGTTTGTAAGGACATCAATTACATCCTCCCCCCTTGACAATCTTTCCAGTTGATCATCTGACAGTTTAGATAAATCAATATATTTTTCAATACTTTCTACTCTGCTTTTCTTTCCCCACCTTTCAGGGTATCGCCTTTCTAAGAAATCCCGCGCCGCCTGCCAGTTAGTCGGGACGTGCATCTGCCAGTTAGCAACCATCCTAATTTCAGCTTTAGCCCCTGCCCTCTCCATTACCTCAAGAAACTCAAGAAATTTTAGATTCTTTTGTGTTCTTTTCCGCTTTCCATCCCTGACCTCTTGCCCCGCTTTTATCCATTCTCTGAAAAGGGTATAACTAATTCCAGCAAAGCGACAAGCCGCCTCATAGTAATTCCCGGCGGCAATTGTCGTTTCAAGTTTTTGTATTGTGTCATCTGTTAGTTTGGTTGGTCTGCCCATATACTGTAATCGTCCTAGCGATTTGATGATTACAGTATAACAGATTGGGAAAAAGATTCAAGGACAAATCAAATAAAACAATACCCTTCATCGCATACATCAAACATTTCTAACTGTCCCTTGTCTTGTTGGTTTGATAAATCTACTTCCGACATAGGAACACAAGACTTATGCAAAAACAATTCTCCCCTTGCAGATGTTGTTATTTTTCCGTTTCCATTCCTAAGAAAATCGTCAAATTCAACAACGTGTTTCCAATCATCCGGCCTGTAATCCTTCATCCATCTAAAATGATCATCATTGTGGTAAGGGCAAATTCTACAACTGGACTTTCTAGGAACTGGCAAACCCCTTTGAGAAAGCCAGTTTGAGCAATCTAAACGAGTCATTCTTTTTTCTATTAGAGGCCATCGGTTGAACACCCACTTGTGTTTGTTTTCTTTCATGCGTTGAACTTCATCTAGGGAAATTCCAAGCCAACATTCAATTTGTACCCCCTTGTTTATCCTGATTGCACCGTTTGATTGCTCAGTGGCTTTTCCTAATTCAAGCAATCCCCTTCTTACTCGTTTTTCTATTGGATTGATTTTATAATCGTGCGTGCAATGGCGAGGCATTTTGCCAATATTATCCCCTAATTTCGTAAAAACTGGAAGGGTGGCAAATCGCCTCCACGGTTCGTGATAATGTTTTATCATGTCTCCAATCGAAACAATCTCCAAAGGAACATTGATCAATTGCAATCTACCCTTTAGATAACCCACCTGTGAATAGACATAATCAGGTTCATCGCCTGTATCCGCAAAAAGAACTAAATCAACAGGCGATAACTCCCCCTCTACCATCATTTCAACTATCGTACTGGATTGTAAACCGCCGCCAAGACTAAGGTAACTGTTCATCTTTACAACCCATCCAAATTATCTTTTGGAAATTCTAAATACATCTTATTTATCCAAAATCTTGGTTCATATCCCCCATGAAATTGAACCAAGACATCATTTCTTTTTTCTGGAACTGAAACAACCATGCCCCGCTCACCAACTCTTTTTTTCAAATGGCGGTTGTGGGCATGGTGTACCCTAGAAAAGATAACCATTTCTCCTATTTTTAGATTTTCATCCATCATTTATGTTGCTCGACTCTCTTAGGGTTTTGGTATCCTTCCGGTAAGAAGGGTTGAAGATCACGTTTGATGTAATGCTTTACGCCCAACTCCTGACACAATTCTATCATCCTGTGAGTATACCCCTCCCAATCAGTAGTCTTTGTCATGGGAAGATAATTCGCCCTGCCTATCTTGTACAGATCAACAAACTCGTGAGTCTCCCTGACAATCTGCAAACTGGTTTCAGTGTCAAGGGTTGGCTCTAATGATACCCATGTGAAAATCCCATGCTTGTGAAAAGCCTTGAGGGTTTTTATCCGGTCATCTGGTAAGGCCGCTCCGCTTTCCCATTTCAAAGAGACAGACGGGTCAAGACTTGTAAGGGTAGAGGCGAAAGCGTCCCGGTCAGGTCTGAATAAATCAAGATCACGCAAAGCCCGACTCCCGCCTTTGGTCAAAGTACAAAAGGCTAAACCGTGATTTATCAATACCTGCAAGGTTTTACGGGTTAGAGAGGTATCAAAGGGATGGTAGGGGTCTGTTGTAAAGCAAAGCATGATTTGAGCGGTAGAGCCTGCAACCTGATATTTCCCCGCGTCCCTTTCCAGTTGGGGAAGATAGTTTTTCCGCTCGATTGCTTTTGCGTTGAAGTCTTGACGGTTCATGTAAGTGAAACCGGGAACATAACAATAAGAGCATTTATGCCCACATCCCCTATACAGATTGGTAGCAAGCGGGGCATACTCCCCGGCCTGACCTTTAGGGGAATAGATGATTTTACAACCTTGCAGAGAAACCCCGTCCTCGTTGAAGACCGGGGGTTTCACCTGTTTTTGTCCAGTGTCAAACATTGACATTTGAGAAGTCATTTTGATTTTCCTTTTGTTTCTAAATATGCTTCATGCTTTTTTGCCCTAGAAGCCGCACGAGATTTAGCAGTTTTGCGTTTCTTGAAACCAACTTTGTTTTTCAATCTCCACTTAGTAGGATTTCCAGACCGCGCCCCTTTACCAAGTGGGACATAATCCCAACACCAAAATTTCCCATCCATTCTTTCGGTTGTCCAACAAAACTGCCGTTTATCTTTTGTTTCCCAATAACGGTAATTTGGTGAGGTAGTGTAAAACAAATCAGCCAATCCGGTATCCTGCAATATTTGATTGAACTTTCGATTCATTTCATCCAAACGTTCTTTTTCGTTCATTCTCATTTCTCCTATTCTATCCATAAATTGAACTAAAGGCATATTGTAAAGCGGATACCGCCGCGTTACATTCCTTTTGTTTGAACGTCTTGCCCAATTTCTCCCACCCTTCGCTGGCATCTTTCCAATACTCAATTTGTTGCAAAATGGTATCTTCCGGAGTTTCCCCTTTGATCTCAGGATTATCAACAGCCGGGGAGGGAGGGGTATCAAAATTCAAGGCCTCGATTGGGGCATGTTGGCAAACCAAGAAATCATCCTCAAACATCTTAGCTTGGTTCTGTTGCTCCGCGTACTCATTGACAAGTTTCCTGAACCATCCAGTAGTAGGACGGGGATTCTTTTGAAGATTGGAAATCGCCAACATTTGACGATTCGTATCCAACTTCGCATCTGCCAGTATCCGAGCATAACCCATTTGAAGATTGCCAGAACGAACAAGGTCTTGAACGTCATCCCGCAAATGTAAAAGTTTCAAGCGGAATTGAACCCGGATGTCACTTACCCCGGCTTTTTCAGCACATTCTTTTACAGTCCAACCTAGATTGGAAATCCTGTGATGGTATGCGTTAGCTTCATCTATCGGGTCAAGATCGTCACGCGAAACATTCTCGGATAACATGATTGCCGAGGCCTCGGAGTCGGTCAGTTCCTTTACAATGCAGGGGATTTCCTCAACCTCCAAAATCCGCAAGGCTCGAAACCTACGCTCCCCGGCTACAATCTGGTATTGGGCCGCTTCCCCAAATCTATCACCACCGAAAACCGCGCCGGGGTCAGGAGCAAACAACCGAACCGTGATTGGTTGAATAAGCCCATTCTCTTTGATTGAATTTGCCAACTCACTCAAAGCATCTTCATCAAATACCGTCCGGTCATTATTGCCGGGGTAGATTTGGTCAAAGGGGATTTTTTGAATTTGATCTTGAGGCATATTATCTTCCCTCAAACGTATAGTTGAGCAAACCGAATTGATTCAAAACACTATGCTTTATACAGAATTGCTCAGGGTTTTGAGCGGGTAACTCCCGGTCATATCTGGAAATCATATCATTCCAATCATGGTCAGTGAATTGGGAGCGGTCGCGCTTTTTTGAGAAAAGATATTCACGACCTCGAATAAGAGACTCAAGAATTGCTTTCGCAGTAGTCTCATAGTCTGAACCGGATAAACCCTTGCAAAACATAGCAAAGTCAATCTCACTGGATTGGTTGCTTGCAAGCCTGCCTTGCCCCGCCTCGTATCCAGCCGCGTAATAAGGATTGAAATGATCTGAAACGTCCCTGATTTCGCGTTCATTTTTTAGGTCGCTTTTCGCATCCCAATAACCGGAATTGAAACTTATGCGGGGATTGCAAAGATCACTCTTTGCACTTCGGACATTTTGAAGATAATACAACTCATAGCTTTTCATTCTCAATTTCTCCTATTGATTGGATGGTTATCTAACTTCGCCGCAGAGAATACATTTACCATCCTCTGCTATAACATCGCACTTGGCATGAAATAGGTAACGTTTCCTATTATCGTCCTCAACAATTTCCCATCTGTTAGTTAGAGTCTCAACGGTTCTCAAATTTCCTACAATATAGGGATGGTCAGTAGGGGCTTTTTCAACCCTCGCTTTGACTAAAACATTCAAGTGGAAAATCTTACCAAAAAGTTGTAATTTCATTCTTTCTCCTATTGATTAGATGGTTTTTGTATATAAGGATTTTACTCTATTTCCCCTTATCTGTCAAGTAAATTACATGACAAAATACCCATAGTATTTGCGATGGTGGTTTATATAAGTGACTTCCGAAACCCCATGTAGAGACAGATAAGACAAGAAATATTGCCAGCCTCTACGCATACATAAAATCCTAGCCTTAGATAAAATATCCTTGCTAAACCCAATTTCCAAAAGCATCTTGTGAGGCAATTCACCAACCCCCGCTTGAATAAAAGTAAAAAAAACAATTCCCTTGTACTCCCGGTCAAACAAGATTTTCAATTGGTCATAGGGGATACTATAAGAGTCAAGGTCAATCACATTGTAAACCGATAAATCAAGAGCGGATAGAAAGCGGGTATTGTCCCCAACTAAGTGAAAGCCGCCTTTTTCTTTGATCTTCTCTATGGATAAGGTGATGATTTTCTTATCCGGGTTTTCCTCCTTTACCCGCTGCCAGATCGCCCCCTCGCCTGCAAAACAATCCAATACAACCGGGGCTTCTGGTAAGTGCTTGCTCCGAATGTACACTTTATCAAGCAAATGAGCATTATCCGTTTTTTTTAGTTGCTTTCTAATTAGCCCCATAATCAATTTCAATCCCTTCTACCTCTTGCAGTTGGTCTATCAACTCCGAGGCGAAAACCGCCGAGTCAATCGGGAAACTAATCAAGACCCTGACCATCTTGAAAGGCTTCAATTCTTCTTTTTGCTCAAAGCCTCTAGCCATATCTCCCCCCCCGTTCCCCGTTCCCAAACTTTCCATGAATATCATCAAATCCGGGTCGTCAACTGCGACTTGCTTCAAAAGAGTATCAACTTGCTCTTGATCTGTTTCAGCCATTGCCGCTATCGGGTCAATGGATAAAAGAGCCTGGGCCTCTTCGTCTTTTGTCAAATCAACTTGAAAGTAAGGCACAGGAGAGTCGTCATGTTTCAAGGCATTCCAAACCCGCTCATGACCATCCACCAAGTTGCCAGTAGTACGATTCTCGATAGGGGTATCAATCCAGCCCAACGAATTCAAGGAACCCTCTACAACCCTTTGTTGAAATTCAGGATGGTTTTTTGGGTTGTTTGGGTGATGTTGAAATTGACTTGCCCTCTTGATACCAAAGGCAACAATTGATAATTTTCGCTTCCCTAGTTTTACGAACGAATCCCGTACATCTGCGGGGATTTCCACATAGTACAGGGATTCGTTTTCTTCCTTTTTCGCGGGAGGCTTAGACTTTGTTTTTTGCGTCATAGGATTCCCAAAATTCCTTCCAATCCGCTTGTAATTCCTCTACGCTGGAATCATCCGGGGGAAGTTTCAGGGCATCCCCCATTTTATTTATCCAATCCCGGTAAGCCTCAAAACTTCGGTCTTTGGGGGATGATAAATGCAATTGTGGTTTCTGGTTTGTCGTCATAACAATTTTCTCCTAATTAGGTTGATAGTTCTCAAGATATTCGTCTTGATTTCTTCCATTTCTGACAGATCAAAAAAAGCAATTTGATTATTCTCTTTAGCAATTCGGTTTGCCTGCTCTTTAGTGTCCGAGCGGATACTTATATCAAGATAGGCATTCCCTTCATAGACCCAACCGCCTAAATAATGGTCATCCTTACCTAGCAGGTCAGCATTCTGATTGACATACTTTCGCAAGTCACGCCGGGAAAATGCGCTCATGGGAATGACTTTTTCTCGCTCGGAATAGGGAGAAACCATGAACCCGGTTTCAGGCCAAATGTCATAAATGGGTTGGTAGGTAAACCCTCCCTGTTCTATGAGCTTCTTATAAACACCTTCATAGGTCTTTGGGGCTTTGGTTTTGGTTGCAGTTCCACCGCCTCCCCTCGGCGTACTCCCCCCGCGTTTTCCCGGCCTGCCCTTATGCCCATGATGTCCAGACCCTTTACCTCCTGACAATCTCAAACGGATATTTTCAATCTCTTTTAGGGGTGATTTAGGCATATTAGACTCCTTCTCTAATATGCCTAATATACCATGTATTCAGAGATTAGAATGGGAAAATATCGTCACCTTCACAGGATTTCATCTGTATCCTGTATAGGGTTGCCGCAATTATCACATGCGCGAGATATACCAATCACGCTCCCTTCTCCTATCGTCCTAAAGTGCCTAATGAAGTTTCCAAACCTGTGACATCTTTGAAAATGTCTTGAAGCATATCATTATAAACACCTTCATAAACCTTTACGGGCTTCGGTTGTTTCTTCGGAATTTTACGCGGGAGTCGCCAAAATTCAACCGTGTAAGTATCCATCGCGTCAACGATCACCCGTAGACAATTCGCTTTCCTGCTTCCCTTGAATCTGATTTGCAGGCCACCATGAGGGGTATTGTCAAGTGCTAGGGGTTGATATGCCCCGGTCATAACCTTGAACTTGTTTCCCCCCAATTGTCTCAAGATTTCTGTTGCAATTGCTTTGTGTTCTTCTGTTGTTATCATTTTCATTTTCTCCTAACCATGCACCTTTACCAAGTGAGTTTTGACGTGATGGGGAAATGCCTGATAATTTTGCGGTTCTTTGCATATCCCACAAATAGGGCGAATAACATCTTCCCTAAGCCAATTCTCAAATTCGTAACGGGCGAATACAGTAACCTCATTACAATTACCGTATACATTTACCCTGACTTCATCCGGGTTGGGTTGGTCTTTATGAACCAACCCCCAAACCGCCCCCCCACAATAATATTCGGTATTCTCGAAGATTTTCATTTTCATTTCTCCTAGAAATCCCATGAGCAAGCTACGGGTTGACCGTTCCACCGCTTTGCCGCCCCACCATAAGCACTAACATCTGTATGTACCCCATCCTTGCCAACTGTGCGCCGGGTTTCCACTTTCCCTTCGTACTTCCCTAAAACCGGGGTAGCGTATCCACTCATTGCTAAGGGGGATGACTCTTTTGTTGCGGTTTCCAACTGTCTGATTCGTGCGCTCTTGCGGGTTTTGGTCAGGCTCAAGACCTCGTAAAAGTCTACGTTGGTTTGATCATATCCCCATGTAACATAAACGATGTCACCGGGTTGTAATTCGCTCGGAGCGGCCTTTTTAGCTTGGTACGCCTGTCTCTGCTCCCAATCCCGCGCCCACCATTTTCTTTCTTGGTTCAGATGGTTCAACCGGGCTTTTTCGTTCCCATAGGCATAATTGAAAAGAGGCTTGCTTTTCTTGTCTCTGTATGCCACCGCACAGGGTTTCCCTTTTCGGTTCTCATAGAGATAAACCACGATATTAGGGGCATCTTCCGGGAGTAATTCCTGAGTAAAGTTTTCTGGTATCCAACGAGTTTTCATTTTTTGTTTCTCCTAAGTTTTGGATGGTTTTGATGCCGTAAGGATAGTGCATAACTGCTTATTTGTCAAGAATGTTTCATTAGAAATAGGTTAGAGAAAAGCGGGTTGTTTTGCCCCATCTTCAAATTCTTGATCTAAAACCAACGGAGCTAAATCTTGGATTTCTTGCTTCGAGGGGATGTCAAACCATTCCCCCCACTTAGACTCCATTTTCTCCCTGTAAAGAAACTCAAACCACCCTACCAAATCAATTTCATAAGACCAATCACAAAATATAAGTTTGTTATATCCAAACCTGATTGCCTGCCAATCCTTGTCTCTATGCCTTGATTTGACCAAAGAGCAAAAGCAAACCACACGAGGCCAATAATAAGAATCATAAAATTTCCCCTCTTGAATCTCTCTGATTGCTCCAATAACCCGGTTGAAATCAATCTCTCTTTTCCCCCTTTTGACATTCCAGTACCGTTTATCTTTGAGCATCTTTTCAATACGTTTTTTAGTTTCTGGTTTCATTTCACCTTGCGAATACTGGCAACCTTGATTGTGCTTTTCAAATCATTCAGGCCAGGATAAGCGGCGGCAAATCCGGGCAGTTTCTTTGTATCCCACGAAACCCGCTCGTAAACCTTGACTTGAAAACCTTCCCCCTCCACTTCCCCGTTCTCTTTGGCGTATGCCTGAATCTCTTTCCTAAGATCACTGGCCTCTTTTTCGGCCTCTGCCAGTTGGGGGAATTCTGATTTCATTTCCTCGATCTGGTTTTGAACTTCTGCGTACTGCTTCAGCAATTTTTGAATGTCACTCATTGTTTACCTTACTCCTATTCTGAATATTGTGAAAATCGAATCTACAACCCAAGCAATCACTTTCACGATTGCCATAAGCAGGATTGCCAAAAATGGGATTTCTTTATTCATGCTATTTTCCTTGCCCCGCTCCCCTCCGAGCCAAGAGGGGGGGGAGCGGGATTCTCTACCTGTCTTGCAGGTTTTGAGAACTAATCAAGCACCATTGCGGCGGCTTCGTCCGGGCTATATTCATCATTATCGCGCAAAGTTCGATAACTTGAATATAGATTATCAATGACCTCTATGCTCATATCGGATGTCAACTGTAACTTGGTTGCGATATTCGCGGCGCGGAAAGTATTCAATTCTTCGTCCAAATCCATCAGGATACCCACAGGGCCACTTGGTTTTTCTGTTTCGCGCTTGGATGGTTTCCGGGGGATTGCCTTTGATTCTTGTTCAATCGGCGGCTCTCCCTGATTCTGAGAAACTACATCATCTTGCCAATCTTCGGATACCCCATCAACCAAGTAGGGAGAGGTAGGTTCATTCTCTCCAAACATATCAACAGGAGGCGCAAGTTGCGGAGGCGGTTCAGCCGCAAGCAAGGCCACCGGGGTATCATGATAAGCCTTGAGCAAGCCTTTGAAAATCTGCGGGGCAATCTCCATTTGAATATTCCAGGTTGTCCGCTTATGCGCCTTTCCATCCGGGTCTTTATAGCTCATTTCATATGGAACTCGCGTCAAGATGACGGGAATAAGATTCGGGGGGCGATTGATACCAGAGGCGATCTCAAAAACCCTCTCAACCATTTCGGTGATATGAGGGACATCATGCCATAAGCCACCAGTATGAACAGTTGCGGTTGCATAGCGTCCGACCTCTGGAATGATAATACTCAACCGACCAACGGCATCAAATGTAACCGCCCTGCCTGACTGAGTAGTTGCAACAACCATATCCTCGTAATAGCTGAGAATATCACCAACTCCAAGATTGTTATCAACAATCAATCTCCCGGCTGTGCTTTCGGGATTGTCAGGGATAGCGCAAACCTGACCGCGCTCGATCAAGCGTTGACCATTCGTTATATCGAACAACAGGGTGATAACTACCCCGTCAGACCGGGCAACCAATTGACCATAAATGTAAGCCTCAAACCAGTAATCCCAGGTCTTATCTTTATCGTCATAGGCCAAGAATGCGTTTATTTTGTCCGGTTCATCCCCGTACACGCTTTCAATAATTGATTTCGTTTCGTCATCACTGTCATCAAAGTGAAAAACGAAATAAGAAACTTCTTTCGGCCTTGTAACAATCTCCCCCGTCCGTTCATCTAGTTTGGGTTTATTCGTCTTTCTGTCCATCACTGGCACTTTGATTCCCTTGCGAATGTTCATGATCTTTGGCAAATGTTGCTTTCGTAAGTCAATATTTCTGATAGGCATCTTTTTTCTCCTAGAATCCTAAATCTTTTAGATTTTCCCCTATCGTCCTGATTGGCTCAGGCAGGGGAATATTCAACGCCTCGGAAATCGCCTCTCTATTTCGGGAATAGATTAGATAATCCTCAGACTGTTGAGTCAATACAAATTGATAGCTCACATATCCAATAGTGTCCTCCCGGCAATGGCGGCACAATAAATAATTTCCAATGTCATCCCCGGTCGGGCTTGTAGCAGGCAGGATTTCCCAATCCATTTGCCAACAGTTAGAACAATGACGGTGATTCTCAGTTCTCGCCGCAACCTCATAAGGCATAGGCTCAACCAAGTAAGGACTCCCGCAAAAGTCAATGTTCAGGATTTCTCGGCATCCGGGGCAATTGTGAACTGGAACCCCTACCCCCTCACGATCTGTTTTGGGGAAAAAAGCGGGGATTGTTTCACCGTCCGGGGCAATGAAAATCTCAGCAAAAACCAACTCCCCGCAGTAGTGCCGGAATGCACGAGGTTTAGTCATTACCCACCTCCACAGGCTCAACATTCTCAAACCATTCTTTTTGTTCTTCGGGCGTCATTTCTTTCAGGGGCTTGGGGGGGATATGATCAAGGTCAACTTCTACCGCCTCAACCTGTAATGCTTTCAACATCTTTACCCGCTCTACGATAAGAGGATACAATTCACGTAATTTTTGTTCAGGGCGATTGTCATACCATTCTTCCCAACCAGAATCAAGCGATTTCAATTCGTTTAGGGCATCGCCAAAATCCAGAAGAAAGATTTCCCGCTCTGAATCAATTTGGGCATTGATCTCACGGGCATATTGAGCATGTCGGCTATTTCCGTTGAAAATTCCAATTGCGCGTTTAGTCATAATATCTCCTATTTTGTGGATGGTTTATATAGAGAATCTTACTACAAAACAGAGAATGTGTCAAGATGCTTTATTGTCAACAAACCGCCAATGACGATTTACCCAACGCTCCACAAGGTGAGAAACAGGCAACCAATCCACATACCAATCCACATAAGGCGTTGACCAATGCCAACCAATCCAATCTTCCCAATCAGGAGAGTCAATATTAGGCGACATTACACAATCAATAGAAACATGATCAGCTTTGAAAATTCCCGGAAATCCGGTTTCTATCCATGAGTCAATTTCTGTAATTTCAATATCTGCCTTGCAAATCGGGCACTTGAAGGGAGGCGGGGTTGGGGGGATTTCTCCCATGTTCAAAAGGCGGCGAAATTCAATTCTATTTACTTCGGTTTCAGGTGTAACCTTGTTGTGCTTACAGTACATTTCTACAAATTCTTCCGGGGGAGTACCGGGAAAACCTTCAAGCACCATTTCGATTTCCCCATATTTGGGAACATCAATCAACCTTCGCAACGGTTCAAAGCGTGAGTCTAGAAAAACGTGTTGCCCATATTCAACAGGCTTTTCGCCCCTCTTGAAACCCATTACCTTATTCACCCCCCGGCATATCTGACCGGGTTTTGCAAACTTCCAACCATTGCGCCGGGTAACAGTTTTCAGGCCGCTTTTGTATTGATTCGGGGTAAGAGCGAATGACATATTTCTCATTCCGGCAACGCATCCTCAATCCTGTCAAGCAACCACAACTTGAGGGTAGGCTTATTGTCAAAGGCAAACTTGGCGATCAACCGTACCAGTTTAGACACATTCGGCTGTTTCTTCCCGTCCCTGCGGCGAAGGATTTTCAAATCCTTTGCCTTTTCCGAAAGCCAGTCTGAAACCTCATCGGGGGCTTGGAAACTGAAACTTTTCCGTTCCCCTTTTTGATCTATGCCCACCAGGGCAAACCACCCATCAAAGGCATCCTCCCTATCACGAGCAAAATCAATCAGCAACCGGGCGATGTTTGAAACGTTACCAACTTCCTGCCCCTTTGATCTGCGGGTATTGTTCAACGCAAAAGCAAGCGCATCCATTTTTTCGAGGCTTGCAACGTCCATGTCAAGTGTATTCATTCTCATTGCTCTTTTCTCCTATTCTTTTACGGGGTTATCTTTGCAAAGTGGCGTGATTGCTTGCCAGTAACAATCCAGTGGATTGGACAACTGGACAACATCACGACTGCCTGGATAACACCATTCTTTCCAATCTTCTGCCCACCATGCCACAAAATAACCATGCCTAGGCGTTGATACAAGGACATCTTCCATCGGCGGTTTTTCTTTTGACACTAATTTCCACATACAAGCCACCTAACGGTTTGCGTTAGCGGCAAAGGAGCGCCGCCAAACAAAAAACCTTCTGGATAATTATCAGGCAAGACAAAAATCCTCATAAAGTTGTTTCTTTGGGTTATTTCATCCATCATTCACCTTCCTTCCTGCCCCTTTGCGGGGTTATCCATCCTTCTTCTGTGTAAATTCCATGCAAAACGGAACCCGTACCACCGTCAAGTGCATGCTGTGTTGGGCAGACTGATAATTTCGCCAGACATTCAGGTGAGCAAACTTCTTTTTCTGCTAAGTCACCGTCAACGCATTCAATCCAAAAGCAATTCACGCCACAAACTTTGCAAACATCAATCTTGAACATGATACCTACTTTCACCGGAATTACGTCTGCACGTTTTGTTAGGCCGCCTAATAATCATCTTCCCAATCATCTTCGTAGTCGTAAGATAGCGAGGCGCGAAAGTTCCGATCTTCAAGTTCTTTCACGTATGCTTGCTGTTCAGGCGACCACTCCGACTGTGGAAAATTTTCTTTGATAGCCTGAACCTTGCGCTCCAATTCTAGCGATGGTGTTCGATCAATCGCCGCAACACGCTTGGCAATCTTGTACTGTTTGATTGCCTTATCTACCAGCCGTTGAGCATCTTTGCGAAGATTGTCAACATCTTCAAGAGAGACATCTTCGGCTGATAATGCCACTTCAAAATGGCAATAATCATAACTATTCATCACCTTGATACTTGCGTTCATGGTTTCCTTTCTGCCCCATTCTCAGGCAAGGGGCGGCCTAA